GCGAGATATTCTTGTAAGAATTTTAATCTACGCTCATCTGTCATGTCTGAATACGCTCTCATTTTGATTAGTAAAGTGTCAACTTATTCAGTACAAGACAGTTCCTTATTTACGACTCTGTCTCTGAACAACTTCATATTTGTGAAATTACGAGATATGTTCTGTACAAGTTCCAAATAGTTGTCTCTTCCCTCATCCCATTTGTGATAAAAGGGTTTGATGGAAACACAATTTTCATGCTCAAAAACGGTATTGAGTAAAGTTCTATCTGAATTACCACAAGAATGCCCCATTATCAAAACTTGAAATGGCGCAGAAATAAGAAACTCTAACAAGTCGTGATAATGCCTTGTCTCCAAATATTTCACCGATTTTACATTTCTGAGCAACTCATTATCATTTTTGTCCACAATCTCTTGATAACCTTTATCCAGTTCATCACCATAGCCAAAGATAATATTTTCGGGGTGATCCAATCTACCATGAATATAATTGTAGATTGTGTTATCATCTTTGTACTTCTCAGCAGTGGCTGTATAGTTGAAACTCAATAGCATTGTGCGTTCGGGAAAGAGTTTGTTAAACTTCCTGGGATTACGCCTGATAGTCGCAAGGTCTGCAATGTTAATCCCTATATTATCTAAGGCCTTGTTCTTACCTTCTGTAGAGAAATCATCAGGATTCAGCCTGTCTTTAATTGCACCTTGGAGGTCGTTTCTGAATACATCTGTTTCTATGGTTTGTAGATATTCAACAAGTTTTGTCTGAAGAAATGCCAATTGCATGTTCAATTCAGAGACTGTTTCATTGCTGTCTACATTAGTTGCGCAGTCTTTAAGAAGCTGATAATAGTCATTCTCAATATCTACCCATCCCTTGGTTTCTATTGATTGCAGAATATTTTCAAATAATGGGCAGTACTTAACAGAAAACACTTCTGGATATTTCTGTATCTCTTGAATAAATTCAAATCCAGCGTATCTTTCTTTATTGTATATGTCCTTAAAGAAAAGTGAGTTTTTAAATGAAAAGAGATGCCAACTGTTAAGTCCTTCCTTGTTCTTTATAACTAAACTGCAAAGACAATCTTCTGACGTGTCTGTATGGTTAGTTAAAAGAGATTTGACACGTTGATCCCAATACCAGTTGATGAAGTCCATATAACTGGTTTTGAGACCATGTGCCATGTCAAATCCATTTCCTATGATAACAAGTCTGTTCATATGCTAACTGATTAAACGTATCTTGCCTGTAAGCAACTGTTGCATCATACCTTGCTTGATAGCCTCATATTTAGTTTTCGTGGCTTCGAGGGCGGTGATTTCATCGTCCATCTTTGTTAGAATGGCAGCAATAGCTTGTTGCTCAGCTATACTTTTAGGTATATAAATGGAATGGTTCTTCAAATCATCCATATTTACAGCCAATAATCCACCCGCATTGATATTATCTCTACACCATTTGCCAAGAATGAAGCAATAATGGTAGAAGAATATGATATCAATCATGTCACGGCGATTCACTTTTCTGTTAAGAAAAGTGAATCGCTGATTCGCAAGCGAATTAGCAATTAGCAAAGCATGCTCGCCAATAGTCGCTGTAGTAGAGAGTATTATGCTATATTTAGGGTATAGACCATTACCTTTCACAGCTTCAGGAGTAACATGCTGAATGGAGTCTTTTAGAATTCGCCCATTGGTGCGTATGTCTTCCATTCTAAACCATGGGATAGTGCCATTTGTCCAATATGCAGGATTACTTTTTGATGGCGTATATCCATTGCCTAAATCAAATAATTCATCTATTGTATGTTCCATCCACGGTTCGTTAAATCCTTTGAGGCGAGTCTTCCCAGTAAGAAGTTGCTGCATTGTGCCTTGCTTGATATTCTTCTTTTTCTCAATCAGTTTGCCGAGAGAAGAAATCAAGTTGTCTATGCTAGTAAGGGCAGAGGCTATACGGTGCTGCTCTATAACTTGTTTGGGGTAAGTTATAGGTAAATTCTTAACGATAGTGGCAGTGAAACTTTGTTGCTTAGTTCCTTGACTATATTTGAAAGCCAGATAATTTCCATACATTCTATAATACCAATATAGATATTTTATATCCATCTTGTTGGTTCCGTTTATAGCAAGACAAGACTGGTTGGTTGCAGAAGGGACTCCCACGAATGCACATTTACCACGTGTGCCTGTTGCTTCCAACCCTGTAATTGCCATCAAGAATGTTCCAGGAGCATGTAGACATAGATTAGTATTTCTTAAGGCCTCTTCTGAAATATGTTCTATCGTGTCATAAATAACATTATAATTCAGCTCGCCACTTGAAATCCAATTAATCTTGCCGTTATAATAATCAGGGATTCCTCGATAAGGTGTTGCACCAGCAGAGAATGTGCAGAGTACATCACCAAAATATCCAATTTCCCAATCCTCCGGAATTCTCCCTATCTCCGTATTTTTGAATTTCGTTTCTTTCATACCTCTCAATCTTTTTTTTGTGGCTTTTCAAGCACCACCCACACACCTGCATTAACCTTGCCTTCATGCCGAATGATGCCAGCTTTCTGCATTGCCGCCAAATCGCGTTCTACTGTACGCTGTGTCACCGACAAAGTTTCCGACATTTCTTTTCCTGTGATTAACGGATTTTTCTTGATAGAAGACAAGATAAATCGTTGACGTTCAGTAAGGTTCATTTCCGACATGTTTCCGACATTTGTTTCCGACATGTTTCCGACATTGTTAGTGTCATTAGTGCCATTTACACCGACATTACGGTAAATGGTAATCAATGTTCCACTGATATGATTCTCGATTTTAGGCTCAGGAAGTCCCATCTTTTTCAAGCCTTGACGTATCTTGTTAATGCCACGCCCCCATGTCTCGATAAAGCCAGCCTTGTAGAAGACATTGGCTATGTTGCGGTTGCGAGGTTGTGAAGCATGTTCGGCAAACAACTTCTCTTGATTGATACCTTCGGGCAGTTTGCCATCGTTCCAGAGCATTATACAGTCATCGTACACTTTCATTTGTGTATGTACTCCCATATAGTCACGGTGTACGATGGCGTTGCAAATTGCCTCACGTAACACATCCTCAGGTATTTCCAATTGCTCTATACGTGTTATCCCTTCGTAGTGAATAGGGGACAAAAGGTACTTGGAACGCAGCAATTCAATGATATGGTTTACCATTTGCAGGATATTACCTTCTACAACGTCTTGTGTGATCAAGTCGCTCTCGTCATTGCGAAAACGGCCGATACGGAAATCGCAAGACACAAAGAATCTCTTCGGATTCTTGCCAAAGAGCAACAGGGCGGCTTGCTTGAGCTGTCCTTCCTCAGTTATCAAGTTCAGGCTTCGCAGCACAGCTTCAGTAGATGAAGTATAGGCGTCACCCGAAATTCGTCCCACTTCAATGCCTTTACGCAAGAAGTAGTCGATAGCTTGACGGTCTATGTCGTTTAGCGTGGCTCCGGTGACTGGCATATCATCCCATGACCACCCCATCTTTTTCAAGATAAAGTTCTGCAATGCCAGTCCCTTTAGTTCTTGCTTGGTAGAACCACTACGATAGTGGTAAACACCACGGTAAGCCACAGGCATACTGCTTGGTGTCACCACAATCTCGATGTATTCTTTTTCTCCTTCTGTAAGTAGGTTTACATCTTCCACGATGCCAAGGTAGTTGATAATTTTGTTAGGAATGTCTTCCATCAGCTTCTTGGCATCAGGCAGACCTATTACCAGCTTTTCATCATTCACACCGATAAAAATGCGACCGCCTTGTGCATTGGCGAAACCACATATCCATTTCAGATATTCGTCTCGCCAAGATTCTTTATATTCTATATTTTGACTTTCACTAAGCATGTTGTTTCTTCGTTAAAGCGTAAAACCCATTTCGGCAAGGTATCCGTTTACCTCACTTTCGTACTCACTCACCTCTTTTGTCAATTCTGGTAGTGTATTTTCGTATCGCTCCACAAGCGAATCAACTTCTGTGCCAATGCGATGAGTGACTGACTGCATCAATGCCATGCAACCGCCAATGACAGCGGCGAGCCACTTGCGTTCAACAACAAGTGTTCTAATTTCATCTTCAGTGAGAGCGGCGTATTTCTCTACCACCTTATTCGTCAGTGTTGTCGTCAGCTCCTTGATTTGGACTTTCAGAGAAGTCAACTCGTCATATTTGTCAAGATATTCCTTAAACACAACAAGTGTGTCAGAAAGAAGAGGATGATAATTTTCAATTTCACCAATTCGTCTCTTGACGTCCGTTTTGTTGAATTTTTCCCATCCAGCAAAAACGTCTTGGTGCTCCGCAATAAAGGAGTTTCTTGCAAGTTTTGCATTTTTGTTGTTGCTTGGCATTTCTGCCAAAGCTAACAAAATTTCCTTTTCCCCTTTTATCGGTTTCTTGCAAGTTGCAGATTTGTATGCTGCTCTTATTTCATTAACTTTGTCATAGCCATTGAAATCGTCCTCATGCTCCTCTGTCAATTCTTGTATCAAAGACTCAATCTCTTCTTGTTTTGCTTTTAGAATATCAATATGATGTTTCTCGTCTGAAAAATATTCATCGAGTACGATATTTACAGGAAGAAGGTCGCATACTATTTCGTCATACATACAAGGTGTCTCTTTTGTCTTAGACTTATTGCTTTCAGTATCGCTGCCATTATCCTTCTTGTTTTTCTTTTCCTTGACTTCTTTGACCTTGATGGCTTTCACTTCTGGATAAGTCCAACCATCGTTGGAAATCATATAACAATCGTCCTGCATGGTATCTGCCCAGTAGTTTAGCAGGACATCATAGGCATCATAAGCATCTACGAGTCCACTATGCTCCATAGTTTTCGCTAATAGACTTTCAGACCAGTCGGCAATCAATTCTTTTGGATGGACACCTTGATTGATAGCCATCATCTTTGGTTCGACATCTTCTTTCCATCCATTTAATACTTTGGCAAAAGCTTCTCCTTGTGCCTTATAGGAAGAATCGCTGTCTATTACATCATTGATGTCTTCTTTTTTAGGCATTAAAGAATAGTACCCATTGTTGGCACCACAGAAAAGTTTGTCCTTCAATGTTGGGCAAGCCTTCCAAAAGATTTCCATGTTTTCAACATCGGTAGCTGGAAGCCCACCATGCAGATGAGCTTCTATGTCGTGCTGAATCTCAGAGTCAATAGGTTGGATGTAACGAGAAATATTCAAATTGTAGTCATTCTTCTCAATCTCACTCCACTCTACCAATCGGCAATAATGTGGTATGGCTTGCTGAGCATCCCAAGCATCCACGATACGTTTGATGTCCTGTTCACGAAGGCGGTTCTTCGCACCATCTTTCGTAAAGCCGTCTTTGGCATCAATGACAAAGATACCCTTACGGTTATCCTTGTTTTTCTTGTCGATGATGATGATGGAAGCAGGAATACCTGTACCAAAGAAAATATTTGGAGGTAAACCGATTATACCCTTGATGTAATGTTTCTCGATTATATCCTTACGGATGTCATATTCGGCATTTCCACGAAATAGTACACCATGAGGCAAGATGCAAGCGCCACGTCCAACATCAGCTTTCATGGAACTGATGAGGTGCAGTAAAAAAGCATAGTCTCCACATTTTGCTGGTGGTAACAGGTTGGCTGTCCAACGATTATATTGGTCAGGAAGCATGTCTGAGGCAAGCCAGTTCTTCTGTGAAAAAGGAGGGTTTGCCACACAAACATCAAAGGTGCTCAACATACCATATTGAGTGAACTGAGGATTGCCCAAAGTATCTCCCACCTTTATCTCTGCATTGCTTACTCCATGGAGAAGCATATTGAGTTTTGCCAATGCAGCCGTGCTACTATCCTTTTCCTGTCCACAGATAGACACACGAGGGTTGCTTGCTTCTGCCAAAGCTCGAAGCAAGAGAGAGCCAGAACCGCATGTAGGGTCGTAAATGGTTTGCTCGGCACGGTCAAGTTCGTTGATTCGTAGCACCTTCGCCATGACACGACTCACCTCGGCAGGAGTATAGAACTGTCCTTTACTCTTACCACTTTCAGCAGCAAAGTTCTTCATTAAGTACTCGTAAGCATCGCCCAACAAATCGTCGTCAGCTGCACGGTTACGTGAGAAATCAAGTGCGTCGTTCTCAAAAACAGCAATCAATCGAGATAAGGTATCAACCATAGTCTTACCACTCCCCAACTTGTTTGGATCATTGAAGTTTGGAAGGGCAAGGTCGCCTATCTGTCTGGCGTTCATTTCCTTGATAGCCTCCAGCTTTTGGTTGATAAGCTCTCCAATTTTGGCGTTTTGTTTGAGAGCAACAAAATCTTTGAAATAGCACCCTTCTGGAACTTTCAGGCGGAAGCCTGGTTGTCCTGCTTTGTCTGATAGATATTTGATGAAGAGAACGATGAGAACGTAGTCTTTATATTGACTGGCATCCATAGAGCCACGCAAAGCATTGCATGACTCCCAAAGTGCACTGTATAATTGTGATTTTTTTATAGCCATATTATTTGTATATTAATTATGAGTTCTGTGAAGCAAGGCGATAAATTTCATAAATGTCTTGCTCGGTCATTGCTGGGAATAAAGCCTGTAAGTCATCACGTAAGTCCCAACTTGCGTTGCTGTCAGGGTCTTGCCAATTACGCCCAGCATTCTTGTATATGAATTCATCTATTGTCTTGATGATGCGGATAGTCTCATCTTTGTCTTCTGGAGCATGCCATGTGGCACGATTGTTCCATAGGGCTTTACTACGCCTGTTTGCCAAGTCGGATGGTGCATCGTTGCCATGTTTGATGGCTTTTATATGTTCTATTAGAGCTTCTATCTTTTCTTTTGCCGTGGCATTGCGAGCCTTTAGCTCTTCAAGGAGTGCCTGCAATTTGTCACTGAAAAGTTTATATTCCTCCGCATCACCGCTGTTCCAGTCTGTGTTTACTCGGCGAGCCTTACCTTCGATAGCCTCTGCTGCTCCATTGGCATTACCTCCTGCTTCGTGGATGGCTTTTTCGGTTGCTTCTTCGGTGTCTGTAGAGTCATTGATGAGGTCAAGAAATGAGAAATCTGCCGATGATGGAATGAATGTTTCTGCATCCTCCGCCCTAATGTGTTGGTCAAGAAGTTGACGCATATCGGGGTCAAGCGTCTTTGGGTCAAAGTCATCACCTGATTTTTGCTTGACTTTTCGCTGAACCGTTCCCGCTTCTCGTGAAAGTGAGGCGAAATGATTTATTTGTTCTGCCGTGAAATCTGTTTTTGAGAAATAGTCCGACATGTTGTTATATGCCGTGACCATACTTCCTGTAATACTATACATGATGTTACGGCGAGCTTGCGCAGGTTCTTCGCCATCATATTCCTTGATATAATATTCAGACAAAGCCTCCAAGTCGTTCAAACTTTTACTCTCCCAAATAGTTTTTAATCCCTCGTATGCTTCTGTGGCAGCAAGAAGTTTTTCCTTGCATTTATTCACTGCACTATCCAGAAGTCCATCTATGTCCACATCATCGAGTCCTTCAAAGCCAGAACCATCATTGAACTTGGTGACAACATTTTCTATGCTGTTGAAAAGATTCTTGAAATCAACAATGCGTCCAAATTCTTTGTGAGTCTTGACTATAATGTCACCCTTGTCATCTTTGATGTCCTCGCCAAGTCGGTTGACACGGCACACTGCTTGGAACAGCGTATGGTCTTTTATCTCATTATCTATATAGAGAATAGTGGCGCAAGGGGCATCAAATCCTGTAAGCAACTTGTTGACTACAATTAAAAGTTTCATCTGGGCAGGACGCTTCACGAAAAGCTCTTTTGCCCACTTTTCATACTCATCAGCATTCTTTACTCCAGCTTCTTCAAACGATATCTTCGCCCAGTCGTACTTGAATTTTGCTTCTGTAGTCTTGTTATTATCGGCAGAGTCGTTGGCTATATCACGGTCAGTAGGGTCGTAACTTGTTACAACTGCACATCTACCTTTCAAATCGCTACTTGAGAAAAACTTATAATAGCGATAGGCTTGGAAAATAGAGCCTGCTATGAGCATGGCGTTACACCAATCATGTTTCAGTAAGCCATAATTCAAGTCATCAAGAATGCTGTAACCAATACGTTCTATGCGTTCTTTTGTGGAATAGATACGCTCCATTGTTGCCCAACGTTCTTCCACCATTTGCTTTTGTTCTGGGGTAAGCTCACGCCCTGCCGTAAGTGCAGCAAGCTTTTGATCAACCTTCTCTTTGCTCGTCAGTTGTTGCTCTACATTACGATATTCATATTGTAAATCAAGTATAACCTTGTCCTCAACTGCTTGTTTGTGAAGGTATTTGTGAATATATGGTCCGAATGTGCGTTCTGACATGCTCTTAATGGCATTGTATGGGTCTCCTTTGTCTTTCTTCAGTAAAGGTGTGCCGGTAAAACCTATAAGCATGACTTCCTTTCCCATGATAGCACGCATTGCTTCATGGAGGCGACCGCTCTGGGTTCGATGACATTCATCAACAAATACGAAGATGTTGTCACCTTTTACACTGAAATGATTACCATATTTTTTTGCAATGATAGTTTGCAGTTCATTCAGATACTCATCAAGGCTGACTTTTGTTCCAGATTCATCCTTTTCAGCTTCATCATTATGGTTGTGTGCGCCAAACTTGTGAATTAACGAACAGATTAGCCATTCGTCTCCCTTGTTTAATGTATCAAGAAGGTCGCTGCACGATTCTGCATGATGAAGTTTGTTGCCTCCCTTTACAAAAGTACCAGCAAGCTGTAAGTCAAGTTCCTTTCGGTCGGTGATTACAACGACACGAGGATTGGAAAAGTTCTTCTGGATATAGGAAGCCAAAGCTACCATCGTAAGACTCTTTCCTGAGCCTTGCGAGTGCCAAATGACTCCACTTTCTTTTTGAGGCATTCTTTTAGCAGCTGCTTTAATGGCATATATCTGATGAGGGCGTAATACCTTCTTAATACCACCATCATTCAGCACACCATAATGAAAGAAGAACATAAAGTTCTCCTTGTCGAAAAACAGACGGTATGCTTCTTTCTCTGTAATAGTGTCACCAACTTTATTTGTATCTCTTTTCCATTTACACCAAAAGGGAAGAGGAGTACCTATTGTTCCATAACGAAACTCCACATCATCATTTGAGGCAATGGTGAACTGTGTTGTGGTAAAAAATGATGGTATAAAATCACGTTCGTTGCTAAGATGTTGTTTAATGCCTTCCTTGTAGTTGACCAAACTTCGTTTCAGTTCAATGACTGCAAGAGCTATTCCGTTCACATAAACCACAATGTCGGGACGCTTGTTTTTGCCAAGGAGAGGGTCTATATAACTAACCTCTTCTGCAATCGCAAAATGATTGTTTTGTGGATGGTCGAAATCGAAAAACATTACATCTTCATGATTCTCTTTTGGTGATGGTTGTGACTTAATACCCATTATCAGTGTATCGTACAAATCTGTATTGCACTGTATGAGACTACTCATCTTGGAATCACCAAGGCGAGCCTTATCCTTCAATTTTACCAACACTTCCTCTATCTGCATTTCTGTACGACCTTGTTCTTTTAGGAAAGTGCGTACTTCGTTATCCAATATCGGTGAGTTGGCTACACCCATGTTGTTTACATTAGCACCTTTAGCATACTGCCAGTTGCCAAGATAAGTATATCCAAGTTCTTCTTGGAAACGCTTGATGAGAGCATTTTGATACTCTCGTTCTTTCTGTTCTTGATAGTTTGACATATCTTATCTCTTATAGAGGAAATTCGTTTAATTGTTCTTTTATTTTTTGCCATCCTGGAAGGTAAGTTCCGAGAATGTGTCGAAACCTGTCTGTATGGTTTTGCTCAATGAGGTGAGTGAGTTCATGAGCTATCACATATTCAATACAGTTTAATGGTTTCTTTGCCAACTGGAGGTTGAACATGATTTTGCCACTTTCTTTGTGACACTTGCCCCAACTGGATTGCATTTGTTGAATAGTCCAAGTTGTTGCTTTCACCCCAAGAATTTGCTCCCATTTTGCAACAAGCCGTTCTGTTATTGGTGTTAATTGTTCTTTGTACCAAGTCCATAAAACATTGGCTATATTTTCTTTGGAAGTGTGTTCTGAAACATATATAATAATGTAGTCCCCTCGTATCTCTACATGATGAGTACAAGTTTTGTCCCTAATAACTTTCAGTCGATAAAGTTCACCTTTGAAGAAATGTGCTTCTCCTGAAATATATTCTCTTTCGTCTTGTATGGTATAGGACATTGTTTCCTTTCGTTTTAAGGTTATCCATACCCATTTTTTGAGGATGAACAGCTTTATTTGTTCATCAGTATATTCGTTAGGGGCAGATACATGAACCCTCCCATTTGGCGGATAAACTGCCAAATGTAAGTTTTTGATGGGCTTGTGCTCAATTTCTATTTCGATACCATTGACTAACATTACTTATTTGTTGTTCTCTTGCGATAATAGATAAGATTTATATTCACGTACTATTAACTCTCTCAAATCCACTTCAAGCAAATCTGCTATTTTTAATAGACTGCTCAAATCTGGTTGTGATGAGTTTGTACACCACTTTGAAACGGTGGAAGGTGTTACTCCCATTTGTTCAGAAAGCCATTTGTTTGTACGTTTCTTTTCTACCAGTACAAGTTTTATTCTATTTATATCTTCCATATTGTCCAAATATTATAGAACAAAGATAGTGAATTAAATTCAATTTTTCAAACTATAACGTTTTTTGTATGCGTAAATAAGGAGTATATTCAATAAAATCATATTAATATATACAACCATAGATTTTAAAGGCAGGGTTTTGAATATAAAAAATAAATTTGCCGAGAATATAACAGATATAAGTAAATTAACTCGAGCAAAAACTCGGCAAAAATATAAAAGCAAAAATCCTAACTGCTCAATATCAAGCAGTTAGGATTCTGTATAGTGCGCCTGATAGGACTCACGGATTGTTTTTAGTTGTGTTGGTATAACGCAATAGGGTATTGATTATCAAACATTTATAATTTTGTGTTGCGCAATATATCGCAACAAACCACAACAAATAGCACGCAATTTCGCACGCATTTCTTTTAGTTGCGTGCGATTTCTCTCAAGCTTCTCGCAAGATTTATTGGACGCAAAGATAATGCTTATCAGGCGTTTTACTGCCCCAAAATATGTTTTGCAATATATAATGCAAAAATTATTTTAAAATTACTTGCAATTTCAAAATAAAAGCTATATCTTTGCAACGTAATTAAGAAAGAATTTAAGAATAAATTAATTAAAACGACCAGCCCTCGACATCACGGTTAAGTCAATTACAATGAGAAATGAATTTTACGAATGCGAAAAGCATACTTCATACTGGCGTAAAAAGGCAATAGATGCCATGCCTTGGGCATCAAAAGTAGTTGCCGTAGTTGGCGGTTACACTGGCTTCGAAAGCTTGGACGATTACGAACTCTGGCGCAACCAGAAATAACAAAAAGCCCCACCTTCATGTGGTGGGGCTAACCACGAGATTTAAATCTCGAACTTATCTACAATAGTAGAAATTATGCTCATAAGAGCGTTTCAATCCACAACCCTATCAGGGTTGACAGCGCAAAGATAAGCATAAATTACACAAGTTGTATGATATTCAAAAAATTATAACTTAAAAATTTGAATATGGCATGCTTAAATAAAAAACAATACGACTACCGCAGAGAATCAGCGGCCGCCCGCAATCTCAACAACGAAGAAATTGCTGTTGAACATGGCATGAGCGAAGAACAAGCAGAACTCATCTCTAAGTTATGTGCAATACGTCACGAGTTTCACTGCAATATAGACAACATTGTAAAAAGTGCAGACAACGACTCTATGTCTGATATAGTAGAAATTGAAAAGTCCATCAACGAAAGTGGACTGCCCGAATTAGATATTGTAAGCATGCTGCTCGACATTGACGACCTTGATGGCCTTATATACGAGTATGGAAATGACGTACCCGAAGACCATGATAGCCAAGAGTTCCAAGATTGGTATGACGATAATTATGCTCGCATTTACAGCGAGCTTGAAGGAATAAACAAAAACATTGAAAAATACTTATCAAGCATTGATGCGAAGTACGGAACACATTGGTGTCCTGCTGGGTATTTAAGATTTATGATATAAAAAAAATGAATAATCTATGAATAAAAACAACTGGGGCGGCAAACGCACAAACGCAGGTCGCAAAAAAGTCGGTGATGCAGTCTTATACTGCCGAATGCCGCAAAAGGCAGTAGACAAAATAAAAACCTCTGCAAAAGAGCAAAACCTTGCAGTAGGTGACTACCTAATCAAGCGACTCGGATTATAGCAAAAAGCGTGACGATGTGTCACGCTTTTTTTATTCAAAACTCTTCATATACCGCCATATCTTGTTGCAAGGCGCGTCTTCGTCCTCAAAGAAGAACGCATGACCTGTTTCTATAATCAGGTCTGTTGTCAACGTCTTGCACAAGTCGGCATAAGCAGCGTTAAACGCTACATACTTGTCGTAATCCGTCACACAAGGCTTGAACTGCAACCCCTTAGTTGCTTCAAGAACCTGCTCCATGCTCCAATGCGGCCCGTGATGCTCTGTACCGTCCTTAGTCGTGTAGTATATGCGGCTTACCGCCTTTTCTGCACTCTCCTTGTCGAAGTGCTTGCACTTGCCACCACCCTTGCAAAACACAATATACAATCTTCCCATAATCATCATTTTTTAAATTCGTTGATAAAATCACGAAGGACAGCGCCAAGGCTCTTCACCTCATTCTCAATTCCCTCAATCCGCTTATCTTGCGCTCGCTTCTCTGCAAATATTGGGTTAAGCTCCTCCAACAACTGGTTACAATTTATCACCGTTTGCTTGTGTATCTCAACCTGTGACAGTGCCTCCTCGCTTGCAGCTTTAAGTGCTTCCACCTCTCTTAGTATTCCGTCCTTGTCAGTTGACAACACAAGATACCCAGCATACGTTATTGATGCAGTTTCGGGAATTGTGTATGTCTTGGTTGCACCATCTGCCTCAATGGTTATATCCACAACAAGACCAGTAGGCTGCGCACCGAAAGCCTTGGCTTGGTTATTGTCGTAACGCGGAACTGCAACACTCACGGCTTTGCCTTGATAATACCTTGTTTTCTCCTTGTCAAGGAAGTAAATCGGGTAGCCAGTCTTTATGTCTTTGAATAGCATGATTTTAACTTATTAGTAGCACGTGGGGCAATCACCTCCCCACGTGCTTGTTATTACTTCTCTTTCGACCTTTTCCGCGACCTCGCGAAAAAGCTATTGTTATCAACCTTTTCGTTGGCGTCAATAAAATGGTCATTAGTGGCTATTTCCTTTCTGGAAACACCTTCTCATGTCGTTGCAGTCGTAGTCTTGCCTAAAGCAGCAATCAGAGCAGCGGTTTGGTTCTGCTGAGAGAGTTCCAATCTCGCATCTTGATACTTGCGGTCAATGTCAGCATACCAGTGATTGTTAAGCGCATCAATTATACGCTGCGTGTTGTCTTGCCCTGCACGTATCACATCGCACTTGTCTTGCGACATTTGGTAGCCTACAGAGCTAAATCCACGCTCCACCGATGAATTTACGAAATTCAAGTTTTGCTGCAAGGCGTTGGTTTGCCCCTGAATAGCAATCTGATTTTCATAACCCATTTTCAAGATTCCTTGTTGCGTATTGCAGCAACAATTCTGAATTGCTTGAATTACGGCCGCGTTACCTTTGTCGGCTGCGTTAATAACTCGCTCAGCAGAGAAACCTACTTGACCCGCAACTTGTTCAATGGCTGAACGTACCGCGCACACTCCTTGCTGCAACTGATTAAAGTCGCAATTTAAGTTTGCGCCCAATGTTGTAAGTGATTCATTGTTACCCTTGATAGCTTGCATCAACAAGTCTGAATTGTGATTGTCGGCCATTTGCGAGCGCAAAGATTGGATTTGGCCCTGTATCTCTGCATCTTGCAGACCATTGCGATTGTTGCCGAACCCGAAGCCATTGCCACCGAACATGGCAAGGAAAATAAGGTACAAGAACGGATTGTTTAGCCACTGGTTAGCACCTCCAAGGCCACCGTTCATCATAGCAGCTAAGGCCATTGGGTCATTGCCCTTGTTGTTCGCCATTGCCGCATAAGCAAGCGCATCATTACCTCTGTCGCAACAGATTACTTTCTCTACATTGTCCATAATTATAAATGTATTAAGTCGGTCGGGGAATATCCCCCGATACCGCAAAGATTGTGACAAGTTGCTTGTGATTTGCTTGTTAGTTTTGTTTATTGTTTGTGAGTTGCTTGTACTTTTAATAATTTTTCCTTTATATCTTCTTCCAATAAAGAACCGCTATTACATTAAAGCAGTTTCCTCACATCATAAAAAAAGTGACCCTTATGGGCCACTTCGATAATTAAAAGTCCTTTAAGAAATATGAATGATGTCCTCGCCAAAATATGCTGATATTTTGGCTATTGTAGAAAATGTAAAATTATGCGTTCCTCCAAGCCATCTTGATACTTCTGCTTCTGAACGCCCCATGCCTTTTGCAAAATCTTTTTGCGTCATTCCTCTTCCCTTCAAAATGTCAGCTATCTTGTCAGACACAGACATAGAGAGATTTACTTGTCTCTCAATGTCGTTCGGTATCCGATTCATAGCTTTCATAAAGAACTTTCGAGCTTTCATAATTCAAAATCTTTGTCTTTAGGATTAAACTTCCTTTCTTCTATTGTGACTTCTCCCCTCTTTATTGCAATTTTAAGTGCTTTGTCTAAATTTTGCAAAGTTACAACATATCCATTCAAGTTGTCACAATCTTGGTATTTTTGTGCCTTTTTTACGCCTCCATTTCCTGCTATAAGTATGCTGTCATTTATTCTCACGCAATACAATCTCAATTTTCCTGAATCTATAGGAAGCGCACATACTCTATCGTTGTATTTCCCCTCTGGCCGAAAGTAACGTTCAAGGAAGCCACTAACCTCCAACATACGTTTAATTGCTGTAAGTATAGTATTTAAGTCCTTGCTGTAACTTTCATTATGTTTCTGAACGAATTTCTCAAATTCGCTAATACTATCGCCTTCTAAGCAAATAGAAAACAAACTGCCTTTTTCGGCTTCTGCAATTGATTGTAATTTAACTGATGTCATTTCTGATATTTTATATTAACATTGCAAAGATAACAAATTAAACAATACAAATTACCTTTTAAGGTAATATTTTTTGTAGGAGAATTTTTACTTCCTCCCTCATCACCCGTGCAGCAAGTCCCTTAAGCCTATACCTCGCACTATTCTTCAGTGAGTTTACTCGCTGCTGACTCATTCCGCTAACGGCTGCAATATCAAACTCCGTAAAGCCAATCTCAATAAGCGTGTTAATCATTACCACACGCGCAATAACACTTCTTTCTGTGCGTGATGTCGCGAGTTGTTCAAATGTTAATCCACTCGCTTCTAAGGTGGCTTCAACCACTCTGTTATATATTTCTTCAAGTTGTTTCATTTTACGGGATTTTATTGGTTAAAAGACAAAGGCAAGCAGAGGATACCTCGCACGGCTCCTCGCTTGCCAACTCAACTCAATAAAATCACTTACGTTTTTTGTATATAAAGTAGTAGATGGTTGCAACAATCGCAACTAACAAAATAGAGTAAAAAGCAAATTTTTTCGCTTCGTACAATGCAGATGTTTCAACGATTTTCTTTTGTTCTGTATTTATCGTTGTTTTCTTTTCTTTGCTATTTCTTACACGCAGAACGTTGCTCGCATGGCTATTCGCGCTCAGCGCGTCCTTATTATGATACACTTTCCTGTCTCGGTACACATATTTTGTCAGCATTCGCCCTGTGGTGTCTACCACAACGTATGTAACCATGTTGTCTGTTACGCTGTCGGTTGTTTCCATTTTGGAAATAACCTTGATGGTGTCATACACTTGTAGCGTGTCGCTATGGTGGATGATGAGTGTATCACTCGTTCGCTCCATGCTCTGCACCACCTTGCGCGCGCAACTGCTGTGCCAGACAACTGCACAGAAAATGACAAGAAGAAAACTACAAATTCTATTCATTTTTTACAGAATATATTTTGTTATTTGGAACATAATCGTTACCTTTGCATTGTTCTAATAATAAATCAGCGATGGTAAAATTTTCAGAGTTGTATAGGTTGTTAGAATCCAATGGTTGGAAAATCAAAAAAGGTTCGCGACATTTCAAATATGTTCATTCCGATTTTGACTTTTTCATACCCGTTGGCCGTCATAAATCAGCAGAAGTGCCTACTGGCACACTAAATTCTATTTTGAGGGCGGCTGGGTTGAAACAACCTAAGAAGTAAAAGAACCATGGTTCTCCGCTCCATATTAAGTGGAGCGGTTCTTTCTATTTGAATAACCCCAAAATGCCAAGTAATATGAAACTTAATGCTGTTATTGAACGCGGACAAGATGGCGGATTTGCCATCTGTGTTCGGGAAATGCCCTGGCTGCTTGGCTATGGCAAAACCGAATCAGAAGCAAGGGAAGATTTTAACGATGTTTTCAAAGAGCAAGTTGATTACTTCTTTGAGAAACACGGGAAATATCCAGATTGGAAAAATGCAGAAATATCGTTTACATACGATTTGACAGCATTCTTTCTTGCATTTCCCTTTATCAACGCCTCTGAATTTGCTCGTTTTGTTGGGCTTAACCCCTCTTTAATGCGCAAATACAAGCAAGGACTTGCATCAGCATCAGACAAGCAGTTGTATATTATCCAGCAAGGATTAAACAAGTTTGTTGACCATCTGAAATCTGTACAATTCTGATAGGCTGCAAACATTAGCCACCATAAGCAAAGATTTATTAGAACACCTTACTGCTGCACGAGTTTGCCGTGTGGCAGTTTTGTTTTATACGAACTTGCCATACGCAAAGTGGTTCACCCGATTTAGCCACCCTTTCAAGAACTTCTTCTTACGCGGATTTTTTTGGGCGGTTACATTAAAAAAGGCTATGCGGTCTTTCTTCAACGCGCCAAATAAGGGTAGTGGAGAGTGTCTGTTGATGGCTGATAATGTTATATTACCCATGATGCCATCTGCATTAACACCTACTATGCGTTGTATATGCCGTATTGCTAACGATGTTCCGCTATTGTAAGCCCAATCTACTAATAGGTTGGCTATGCTTTGGTCTGCTATATCGTCAGCTTTGCATTTATCCCAATAGAGCGACTTGAAGATGTGTCGCCATTGGTCATCGGTCATGCGCTTTAGGTCGTTAATGGTTTTAGCTCGGCCATATACGCTGCGGAATGTGTTAAGAGTCACTCCCTTGTTGGTTGGTCCTCCGCTATCGTTAGGGTCGTTTACGTACCCTCCCTCAAATTGGAGGATAAAGGGTATTAATTTTCGGTAGTCTGCCATTTGTTTTTATTTTTATTGTATGCCTTATTTTTTATTCCTTCATTCCTTCTTCAACTGCTTCGCCTACATCTTCGTTCTTGCGTTTAATGTAGGCAACGAACATGCGTTTTAGGCTAAACCTACTCTTAATGCCGTGTATGTCGCAAATATGCCCATATATTGAATCAAATTCGATGAGCAATGCTGCTGATGCTCCTATTGCACCACCTGTTATGTCTGTGCCTATGCCAAAAGGTTCAAGTATTGCCTTGGCAAGAAGCAGCCCGAAGATGATAAAGTTAATGTACTCCAAGAACTTTGTGATAGTTCTTCGCAATGCACGACTTAAGCGAAAGTCTTGTTTTTTGATTTTTACGCTTGCAGTTAAACCCGACCAGAAGTCAGTAAATACAAGTGCTATAATGAAGAGTACAAGCCATCGCAGGTCGAATAGTACTTGTATCAATTCGGCATAGAACGTGCCACCTATAATGGCTCCACTTGTGTTGACTAATGGGTTAGCATTGCTTGTGCTGATGGTATTCGTCATAAGTATAGAATATTTGTTATTATTATTTCGGAAGCTTGTTCTGCCAATTCTTCTTAATATTTGCAGTTATTATCTCCCAATCTGCATCACTAATTACCGCTTCGCTTTCAATTTGAGGTATTTAAGTGTTATATTGAAATGCGATTTTTTACAGCTTATTTTGCACATATATAATATTATTGTATCTTTGCATTGCGTTCGTATGATTGAAAAGGTCCAGATTAGTTTATACTACATCGAGCCTTACGCTTTCATACGAATTTTTTTATATAAAAGATATTTTGAATTGTATCTTTAGCTATTCTACATCGCACTATATTACCATATATATATTTTCTTCTTGAATGAATATAAACTCTTCTTGCTAAACCAACAAAATAGAAAGATCTAGGTTTTTTTTCTAATTCATGAAAAGAGCGAATTTTTTTATATCGTCTTGCTTTAAAAACGCCATCTCCATCTTTGATCTTTTCTTGGACATAATCATTAGTATCTGGATTATACTTGTATTTATATGCTACTCTATGAATAAGTTTATATAATTGAAATCCGTTTATTTTCACATCATTCAAATAATGACATGAAGAAATATTTAATGGTGGCACTATTCTTATTACTCTGCCACAAACGACTTCTAAGTATTTCTTTCTACACTTAAAGTATGTTTTTTTAAGGTCTGATTTTAAAGGAGTAACTTTCAACACGCCATCATCGAAAGCATAACCATCTCTACATACTTTTACTAAACAAGGATGATCGTAATATCTGATAAGAACATCAGAATATTTAAAATATGTCCAATAATTCGAACTATTAAGAATTAATCCAGGTTCAAGAGCTTTTCTATCACTTCCACTTAAATAACAGGTATAAAGTCCCGAAGGTGGAATCTCTAAAGTTTCTTCACCTTTTCTTATTCTTGATGTATTAAATCTAATACCTCTATCAAAAAAATAATACATACCTTTTCTGGGATGTAGAGGAATAGCTTTGCGAGCGCATACCACAATATTCTTGGAAGGTTCTCGGTCTTTCACATTACCAACAATCTCACCATTCATGACTATACTATTGTCTGTAGTAATAAACAATTTCGAAGGATCTTTAGAAGTCAACGCTTCTTTCTCAGTAGATCCAACATCTAATCTCCAAGACTTGCCTTCAAGTGATTTCCAATCTTTTGTTGCCATATCGTTTTATGTGTTAAATCAGAAAAAGATGGAAACTTTCTTTTCTAAACCTCCATCTTTCTCTAACAAAGTTATTTATGCTAATTATGCAAGCGTAAGCAATTTTTCAAGAGCTGTAATTCTATTTCTTTCTCTTTGAAGGTCTGAAGGACCTATTGTAGATGATAAAGTGCCATCTGATGCTTTTTTAATTAACACACCAATAGAACCTATTTCAAGTTCTATATTTTTGCTACTTGTATATTTTGATGTGTCTGAATTATTATATTCCTTGCAATCATAGGCGTATGCTTTTGAACAATTCATTACTCCGCTATTTTCAAACATAGGCCCTAAGCGTTCACTAAACTTACGCGACACCGTAACACCTGCTTGAATAGCACTAAACAATGCGTCAAACGTTGGGGCATTCGTCCCATTAAAATATCCAGCTATTGTTTCAGAAGTTGCGTCTTTTGTAGTAAAAGGGTCATAAGTTTCAAATCCTACCTTTTTGCTTTCAAGAACAATGCCTTTTTTGGCTGTATTCGCTTCTAAAGTTGCCTTATCGGTTGCGTAGGTGGTTTGGTCAACTTTCGTGGCAAGTTTGGTGTTAACTTCGGCCTTTGTGTAATACTGACTTAGGTCTGTGATACCACCAAGTGGGTCAAGATTTGCTTCAGTTCCTACACCTGCTCTAAAACCTGTTTTTACGGCCACATTAGTACCTGCTTTGTAGGTCTTACCTTCAAAAGTAAAATCATTAGTAACATTGAATACATCACCTACAGAACAAGTCAATGCGTAAATTTCCGAAAGACTCGCAACCGATTTTTTATACTTATATACGCCAGCAACAGCAGTATTAATCTGAGAACCAACTGCGTTTACTTTTGAATATAATTCTGCATTTATAGCTTGCTGATTCTTATTTAGAGAGACATCCTGCACTTGTTGTGCTTCAGCTAAGATTCCTTCTTGGGCTGTAGACTTTAATCGTCCTGTAAATTTAATATATACTGGATTCGCCATTTGTTTTTCCTCCTCTCTTTTTAAATTGTGATATCATGTGAACTTACGCTTTGTGCTGATGCGAGTCTAAACACTTCATAAGTAGCACCATTATAAGTTACATTAGTTGACTGCTTAATAAACGGAACATCACTAACACCTTCGCTGGCATGGTAAACACCTTCCTTGTCGGCAGTTGCAAACTTGCCTTTGCCCACACCCGTAGGAATAAGGATATAAGCATACTGTCCATTAGCAAAGGTGAAAGCATAAGTTCCTGCTGCCGATGCGGTAGCAGTCTTTTTGGTCAATCCCGTAACTGCCGAAATTGTTTCTGCTGAATTAACACCATAGTAAACGGGATAGTAGGCTTTGATTTGTGCTGAATACACTACCTTTTTCACCCCATTGTGTGTAACTGTGGCCGTGTATCGTTCATCGGCCTTAAGTGTGGCAGTAGTGGCTTGTGCGCCTGTTTTTGATAAATCGGCCACAAGCGTTTGGGCAGTGCCAGCACTATTAGTTAAAGTAATAGAGTCGGCTGCAACATAAGATCCGTCCCACTTAGCTGCAACAACCACCTTAACACTCGTGCCATCTTGCTTATCAACATAAGGTGCTGAGGTGGCAGTGCCATTAACATAAGTGATTACCTCAACTTGCAGTCGGGCATTGTTCTCCTCAGTTATCTTTTTTGCCAAATAAGTACTCTCTGCATCTGTAATGCCCAATCGCTCACCATTAAGGTACAGCTCTTTGGTCATGCAAATGTCAACACGATTGGTGGCAGTGTCATTCTTCGCTGCTGCAACCGTCTTGTTTGCGGTAAAACCAATCATAGTTCCACTCGCAATTTTGTTTAAGTTTGCCATTGTTAAAAAATGATTATATAATGATTAATTAAACCAGTGTAAGCAACTGCTTAAGTTGTTCCACTGTTTTTTCTAAAGCTTCAATCCGTCTAACTTGTGAAGGCTTAATGTCGTATAACGATACTTGTTCGTCACGTGCTTGCTTGTAAAAGCCAATACGTGTAGTAGGCGATTCAAGGTAAAGAGTTGTTTCGCTTAGGCTTTTGTGAACATACACCTCAACCGACCCCGTGTCAGTGTAAAAACCTCTGCCACTTGCAATGCCACTTAGTATTTTGTTAAATAGTGAGAGTGGCATTACTTCGTTTACCCTTTCGGCCGTATCATCAGCCTTTAGCGCAAACACCTCGCCCTCAATGTAAAGTGCAAAAGAGTCCTTACGAACTTCATCGACAATTTTGCTTGTGTCGGGAAACTCCTCACCATTCATCACAATGCGATTGTCGGTGGTAAAGCACAACACCTCGGCAGGCATTTTGTCGCCCAAGGCTTGTTCACGTGTTGAGCCTACATCAACACGCACCTCACTGCCTTCTATGTCTTTCCATGGTTTCTTCATGGCTCTTCACTTTGTTGAGGTTGATACTGCTGAACTTGCTGAGGTTGTTGCTGAATAGTGTCAGTAATATCGGCCAACTGCTTAGCAGTAGTCAGTAATACGGCTGCTTGTCCTTCAGCATTAAATGCTATTGTTGCTAAATAAGCAATAGCATACACAATGGGCCTATAAAGTCTTTCGGGCAATGAAATCTCGCCACTTTTATTTATTTGGGGATTTGACAAATAGGTATAACTACACGCTGATTTACCAGCACATGAATAGGCTTCAAAGCAATAATCGTTATCGCCACTTTCAATGTTCGGAACAAAAGCTAACACAGGCCTTTCGGGGCAACCCCTTACTCCTTCAACTCTACTACGCTGCAAGGCATATTCGGCATCAGTAGGAGTTATGACCTCCTCTTCGGTAACAGGCATCAGCCAATCAGCCATACGGAACGAAACAAGTCGAAAGTAATCATTGGGTACTGCAACTTGTGCATAATAGCGTTTGTCATTATCGAACACCTTATTGTATTCCACATTGGGTTTTTCTACCGTTGTTATGCCCTTACCTATCATGTGAATAGGTGCAGCACCAATAATGAGTTTCGCACCATCTACTATTTTTGACTGAATAATCTCGTCAAGTGCCAGCGTATCATAGTCTCCAAAATCAGACAACATAGTTCCGTCCATATTTTGGTCAATGGCAATGCGTACCTCTTTTACTATTTCATTTACTTTATAATTGGTCATTGTAGTTGTCCTCCATACGTTGGTTCTTCATCACCTCTCACGGCACCATAGAGTTGATTTACTGCGTTCATATTAGCACCTTGTTGCGCTTGTTGCATAAGTTCGGGCGAAACTCCTTCGGGCATCTGCCCTTGCTGCATTTCTTGTTGCTGGCTCTGAATACTTTGTAACAATTGGTCGGCAAACGTAAAGTCGCCCACTTCAAGCAACTGCTGCAAACTGATTTGCCCCGACTGCCAAAACTGAATAAGATAATCGTTGGCTATTTGTCGGTAAACAGGTGTTGCGGTTGACTCTACAATAGATAGGTCAAACTCCGTGTCGCGTATCTTATCAGGGTCGTATTCAATTTGCGTGGCCGAGCGACCTGCAATGTTGTAAGTTCGCTTTTGGTCGTAAAACTGCTGAATGTTTTTTACGTCCTTATAAGCTGCGTCAATTACAAATTGCGAAAAAGAGTCTAACAAATCCAACAAACTTGTTGTAGCGTTCTGTGCCTGTTGAGCATATAGCGTACCACTCGTACTACTAACTCCTTGTCGGCCTTGCAAAGCACCATGCACACCACTAATGTCCTCAAAAAACTTTAGTTGCAAATTCAGCAATTCACTGATACCAATGTTTGTTGAATTGTTCGCCACTTGTGTAGGAGCAGGAACACCAGGCTTAGCATGATACACCACCACACCATTAAATCTTGTCCAAGCATCAGCAAAATCTTCAGGACTTTGGTCGCCCAAACAATCATCTGGCACGAGCAACACACCTTTTGCCGAAGCACGCATTATCCAATCATACAAGGTGATAAGACGATTTGAATAACGCTGCTGGTCTATCACATCTGAAACGAAAGAATGTATTTCGCCATCAATGAACGGATATGCCTTGAACACATAAGGGTGGCTTTTGTGCGCATAAGGTGTTTCGCCCTCCGCTAAAATGTCGCCAAATGGGGTTAGATAATAGTAATACCAATAACTATCAACAAACCATTCTGTTTCAATTAAGGGAATATCATCTACCTCCATTCCTGCTTCACGGCCTTGTTCAATGCGCTGCGCATTTACATCGTCAACAAGTTCTTTCTTGTCTTGAACATCTATTTTGAAAATGTCACCATTATTGTAGTCATGACATCGAATGCGAGGTTTTTGCTCTTTGCGCCACACCTCAATTACACGACAAAGCGACTCATCTGTGTTCAGCAAAAAGTCAAGGTCGTTGCGTTTTGTCGAAACACCAAAACGTTCACGTGTGCTAACAAAAGTTTTTAAATCGTTAGCAGCACGATAAATGTTCGCTAACCTTTCATAATCATCTGGCGATTGTGCAAATTGGGCTACAAGGTCGCCAAATGTTATGTCGTGTATCTCGCCAAGACAAGTAACATCCCAACCACGAAAATCACGCATATTGGTGTCAACAAAAAAACGATTAGGATTAACATAATCCGTCCAACAATCTAACTTGTCGTTGCGCCAACCATACCACTTTCTGTGAACTACAAATGCGCCTACCATATACTCTTCCATGGTTCTTGCATAAAGTTCATTCATGCGGTTGAGTTGCATATTATACTGCAACACGGTTGACATCGTTTCTCCTAGCTTTTGTTCATCGCGGTCGCGTGCGTTGCAAACGGGTTCTTTGCTTTGGCTACGATACACACCTATCACATTGCGAATAAGGCGACGAATAAGATTGTTCTTTAGTGGAATATTACCTTGGCTGCGTATGTAGGCTTCTTCGGTCATTCTACGTTTGCAGCCATTCTCTTCCACTTCAATCATATCGTCCCATTGGTCTCCGTAAGCATAGCGTTTATTGCGCTCACGTTCCTTACGGAAATCGTCCATATTATTCCAGAAAGTTTGTGCCATTGCAAGCACATCATAAGCTCTTGAAGGGTTATGCTTCTTTTCTGCTGCAACGGAATCCATTCCGCCAACGTTATCTGGTTTTACTTTGGATAGTGAGTGCAATTCCATTGTTCTCTGTTAATCTGTAATTTTTACATCAATGCCATTCGCTTTGCCAACTTCAATGATAGTTTCACGTGTGCGAAGTTTGCTCTTAGGTGTGCCAAAGTTTTCGTTTAAATAAGTTGAAGCATCTCCTAACGAATTAAATAGCATTTCTTTTAAAGCTTGCTCTTCCTCATTTTCTTGTACTTCGTTATCACCTTCATGATTATCTGAACCATGTTCATATAACAACTTGATATAATCCGATTTGAAATAGTGACTACTTTCAATAATGTGTTGGCACACAGGGTTTGATGTTGTATATTTAGCTGGTGTCTCTCCATAGGCTGTTACTCCGCCACCACTAAATAAAGGTTGGAATTTAGCCTTGCCAACATGCAATAGCGGTTGCCAATCCATTAAACCATAAACACCATAGGTTTTCAATTTTTTATTCATTCTTCTGATATTAAGAGAGCAATGTCAGACGCAAGTGTGGTAGCGTCTGACATCGCGAATGGTTAACCGTAAATTTCGCCTGTGTACTCTACCCACTTGGTGTCTTTGTACTGCCACATAGTGCCAGCTTTTGCCGACTTGTTGATAGCAACACAATCATTGATGAGGTAGTAAACAATGCCTTCAGTCGTTTCAGGAGCAGTATCTTTCTCCCACATGGCAAAGGTAATTGCACCTTCATTGGTGTCATCACCTTCACCATTGATGAAGATATGACAACCGCCTTTCAGCGCAAGACAATCCCACACAATCAAACCCTTGCGAGTTGCTTCTTCGCCCTCTACGCGGTCTGAAAATTCGTGGTCACTTGTGCGTTTATAATGAACCAATCGGTCTTCGCCCAACAAAGCACCCGAATTGCTCCAACCTAATTTATCAAGTGTCGGTTCACGTTTAATTTCAATATCGCCAAACACGGTATGGAAGTTGGTTACAATCCAACCTACTGGATTAGTTTTGGTAGAAATTTGAATTTCGGGGTGTTGTGTATAGTCAATGCACTGAATTTGTTCAAGCAAATTCTTACCAGCCAAAAGAATAGCAGTCTTAGGCACATCTTCACCTGTAAAGAACATCTTTGCCAATGCAATAATCTTCTCTATGGTCCACTTGCCAGTATGCTGCAACTCACGCATAAACTGCCAACGAATACCCTCGGCACAATAAACAGTCTGTGCGCCCAACTTGGGTACATTTACCGTAAACTTACCTTTGCGACCTGCCCACAATGTGCGGTTGCAACGTGTCTTAAAGTTGGTAATGGCTTGTTCTGCAATGAGTGCTTGTGAAAATGGAATGTGCTTTTTCTGACTTTCAAAATAGTCTGATACAATTTGGTTCATACCTCGCTTCTGCAAGTACACCTCGCGAGGTTGCGGAACAATAAGGTCGGGAGCAACCTCTTTTTGTGTTTCATACAATGCGTTTGAAAGAATGCAGATTTCTGTGTTTTCGGGAATAGCTGGCACGGAACAGAATGTTGAACCTGTCATGCGCTTACCATTCACGGCACGACAAACGGGGTTGCCATCTGAATCTCGACCAGTTACAAACAACATCAAGTCTTTGCCTGGTGTTTTATTCTTACCTTGCTCGTCATAACCAGCAACACCCTTTACGAGTAAAGTACCAAACTCTTGTGGAATGTTTTGTTCTGTGCCATCAAGAGGAAGTGAGAATGAACTTGAATTAGCACTTTCGGTTACTGCCTTAATTGTGGTTACTGACGATTTCGGCTCGTCAATCATGTAGTGTTCCACTTCGGGCGAGTCAACAGGTACCTTTTTAGCCTTAAGCATAAGTTGCATAAGAGGAGTGTCATCACCTTTAAAGGCAAAAAGGTCTGCATCAATGTCTTGTTCAACAAAATTGCCAGCACCAACACCACCTGTTGCATTGGCTGCATTCGACACGGTTGTCGCTTGACCCGAAACTTGGGTTGACAAACCTGCTGAACCATTACTGGGGGTGATTGCAGCGTCTGACTTCATCTGAACGTTTTCTGTGATTTCTGCCATAGTTTTATAAAATTGTTCTGTTTATTTGTTATTGTTCTGTTTAATGAAGAGTGAACCACCCTTCATTCCTCCAGTAGCCATAGCCAAAGCTGATACGGTTGTCGCCACTCCTGGTAATTGGCTCCTTAGTCCTGTGCTTCCCTTACCAGCACTGACTTTGACTTCATTCGGGAATTGAATTGTTTCAAAATTCATCTCTATATAAGTCTGTGATTTATGCTTGTGATGCAAGGGCAAATATGCTTTGTTGAGTTGGTGAACGCTGTACTTTCCCGTTCTTGCCATTGAGCTGCGGTGTTCCGTCTCCCGATTTGGCTTTGCGCAATTTTTCCTCAATTTTAGCATTGCGTCCCTTTACTTCACCCTCTTGTTGTGCAGTAGCAATGTCTTGATTATAGTTCTGTGCGTTCATCACTAACTGCAAGGTTTCTGGACTAAATTTGCCCATCACTGCATCATCAACAATTTGAAATAGTTGTTGAAACGCATTATCAATTTGCTCATCACTCCAACCATTTTGTTTTTGAGCATCAGCGAGAGTTTGTAACGACTCTTGTAAATTCGTTTCATACTCATTGTCAAGTTCCTTGCTCTTGTTGACTCTTTCAATGTACTCTCTGTTGGCTTTAGCTATTTCCTCCTGCCGTGCTGGGTCATCAGCAGCATCTACAATGTCTTTACCAAAAGTGCGTACAAGAGCCACAACGGGGTCGCTCCCATCTTTCCACTCCATCAAAAACGAGGTGGCACGAGGGTCAGTGGCAAACATATCGCCAATAGCTTGTTCGTTCTTCTGATAGTCCGCTAATCGTTTGTCGTAATCATCATAGTCATCACTAACTTGCCCAGCAAAAGCTTCATCATCGTCAAAGTTTTTGTCGGGATATTTTTTTGAAAGTCGCTCGCGTAGCATATCGCGTTTCGACTTTTTAGAAGGTGTTTCGCTTTGTGTTTCTGGTTGCGTAACTTCCTGTCCTTTTATTTCATCTTCCATAAGCATTCGTTTTATTCTTTGTAGCAAATTTAGTGGGTAAGTGAAATATAACTTCTTTATTTCCAACCTCGTTAAATGATTTTTTTTAATTTTGCGCTTGTACAACACAATAACTTTTCATCTCATAATTATATGCGAGTGCTGCAAACGTAAAATTTGCATCACTCGCCTTTTACTTTTTCATTTGCTTATGAAACACACTGGCTCATCATTCCCTTACAAAATGCAGCGCGAGAGGGAACTCGTTAAAGCATTTAAACAAGAGTTAGCTCAATGCAAGCATATTAGCATGAACAAGGTGTTTGAACGTGTGGTTAAACACCCTTGCTCACGTTTTTGGGTGAGCGAAGAGCGTGCTGCCATTGCCGTTTCGTCCATGTTGCGAGGGTGTGATGTGGTGTTTGCTAACGGAATGAAAAGGCAAATGTATCGTGAACTCTTTCGCCGTTACAACGAGATGCGAGCCCAAAACAAAGGGTTGCCCTTGTCGCGCATTATTTTTAGGATTGTCAATAGTCCTGCTCCACACTTTTACCTTTCAGCATCACAAGCTAAAATCATTATTAATGCAGCACGCAAACGGCATGTTGTGAAATGGTGAATGGAAAAGCTATATCACCGCTTCGGTTATTTTGTTCACTTTGTGCTTGGGTTTCATGCTAACTTTTCGCTCAACTACAATGGGCAGTGGCATTACCTTAAAGTTGTAGGCTATGTGCAGACCAATGGCACGTGTCATAAGCAAATCGTCATGTTTGCCAGCTATGGCACCATATGCGCCATTAGGCTTTTGCTCGTAAGTAAGGTATTCGTCAAGGCAGCGCGTGTCGCGTTCAACATACAAATGCTCACGCACCACTTTCACAAGGTTTGAAATAACCATGGGTTTGGTGGCTACATTGGTGTGAAAACCATACTTGCGTGGCGCGCCCTCACGAATTTCGTCTTCGCTCTGTTCGCGTGCATAAAGGTTGTCGTACACCTCTTTAATTTTGTAAAGAATGAATTGCGATTGGTCGCCATCAACCATGCGGTCTTTGTCTTTCGTTTCGAGCGTATTGCTTTCAATCACAAGCAAAGCATCGTCATACCACTTTGCTATTTGCGCTGCCTTCCATGCCAACAAGTCCATGTCGATGTGGCCATACCATTGTGCCACCACTTCGGGGCGTTCACCGCTCATAAGATATAGTCGGTCAATCACACAAATTACCGACCAGTCGGCCTTGGCAGACCGACCACCAATGTCTACTACAACAAGGTAGCGGTTTTTAATTTTTTCAAGTGGGTCAACTTCGGGTTTGTCCCAAACGCATAGCAATCCTGTTTTGTCGGGTGCAAACCTTACGTGTTGCAAAGCCTCTTTACCTTCATCGCCATCGGCATATACATCGCCCACATAACGCGGTGGTCGGCATGCAGGGCGGAATTGCTCAACAAGCAATTTGTCAAACACCTTGCAGCCTGAATAAACAAAGGCTTCGTTATCGTCAGTGGGGTACTCACTCGCCATGTCGCCATGGTCTGTATATTTTTTCCTTTCGTCAATGTACCACGCTATGGCTTCAAGGGTTGCGCCACATTGCCACAAGTACCACAAGTATTTTCCTGGTTCAGCACGATTGGTAGGGGAGTACACTTGGTTTTTTTGCGCTTCAAGGCTTTGTGCAAAATCACGTTTTGCCTTTTCGGTTTTAAACTCCTTTCGGTACAATTCGATTTGATACCACGCTATAAAGAGTGAACGAAATTGTGAGGTGCTTTCTTCACCTCTTCGTAGGTGTTCGTCACTCTCTTTTGCAGCATTGTATTCGCGTTCAAAAAAATTGCCTGTGCCATTTGCCGTGCTTTCGTACACTATCATTGTCAGTGGCTTTAGGGTTATGCCCGAACAGGCTGAACGTACTACCTTTTCGGGCGAGCGATTGTCAGTAGGAGACCAAAGGCCCACCTCGGTGCAATGCACAAGACTATAAGCACCACCACGTGCCGACTCTGGCTTTTCATACGACCCAATTTTTATTTTGCAATTCCGCTGTGGTATGCGTTTAATGTTGCCACTATTACCCACAGCAATTTGTTTGGGTTCGTTAGGGTCAAACTCCTCACCAACGTTGTGCAGCATAGCGAGTGGGTACTCATTTATCATTTTGTCAAACATATCACGCACCTCGTATGAAGCATCTTTTACATGACCCACAATCAGCGAGTTCAATCCCTCCTCTTGCACCAACTGCAACCATGCCATATAAATTTGTGTGGCTGTTGAACCGCCCCATTGTCGAGCTTTGAGCAGTATTAAACGTATGGGTTGGTTGGCCAATCGCATTTGCTCAAATCGCGTAATGAGTATGCGTTGTGGGTAATTCAAACTAAAGTGAATGTCGTCGCCACCTAATTTGTTGCTGATTAACACATATATCACGGCCCAAAACGCAAAGTCATACTTGTACCTTATGCGCGTAAACGTTTGTATGATGTAGTCGGCTTCATTATTGCTGAACACGGCATCTTCGTTCAGTGTGTCGTAAAACTTGCGTATGCTGCCACATTCAGCTAATTGTTTCACAAACGGCTCTTTCATCATCTCTTTGGGTAACCATTGCTTTTTAATCGGGAAGTCCGTTATCGTAACAAGCACACGTTCAAGTATGCTACCCTCACCCGTAACGGGGTTGAAGGTTGCAAATAGTTGAGCATTTCGCTGCGCGTTTTCGTGCAATATGTCGTTCATGCTTGGCATCTTAATTTTATCCGTCAGTGTTTAGGCTCATCGTTGCATGTCGGTCATTCGTGGGGCAAAAGTAATGGTTGTTCCTTGCAAGGTTTCGTTCTGTTTAAATTCGGGGAGGAACAACATCAGTCGGTAGTATTTGTAGCCAGTCCCCCTAAACCCTCTAAGATAAATGTTTGAACTTGACCACACAGGCACCCAGTTGTAAAGGTCGTTACTGCCATAAAGTGCTTGCTTTACATCGTCCTTACTGCAAAAAACTCCTCTCTGAATAAGGCTATGCAGTGTTTTATGCACATCGGGATAGCCTAATTTAAATGGTCGCGTAATGAGGTAGGCTTTTTGCGCTTCAACCACTTTGTCTGACGAGTAGTTGTACACCTTATATTGCGTATGATCTTCGGCTGTACTCACCTCTTTCACCATTAAACACTCTTCGTACACATTCAAGTTACTATGAAAACCTTGTGTCATGATGCTCCACATGCCCGAAGCAGCTTCCATCACATACGAATAGTTATGCTTTTGGTTGTACACTATCAGTCGCCCATGAGGGTAGTCGTATGCAATTCGCGCTCCAGTTGTGAGGTAGGTATAAAGGTCAACCATTTGGGGGACTGCATCAAGGTGCAATACATTTGTGAAAGCCTTTTGTATAAATGTTGCTTGATGATTGCCTTTGCACGTGTCGTAATCATAAGTGGCAGTAGGGTCGGCAGGCAATAAGAGTTGACGCCCCTCACCGCCTAACGAAATTATGCCTTGTTTAGTTACAAACACAACGCTACTCTCCATGTTTGACACGCTATTGGCATCAGATAGAATGTCGTATGAAAAAGGTGAGCAATTTTGCAGCGTTCCGTCTGTCCCTACCCCAATAGCATACACACCATCTGTGCAGAAAGCATACAAAGGGTATTGGCCAAATTGGCCTTGGCTTACTGCACGCGAGTTGCTTGCAAGGGATAAAACAGTTCCTTCACCACATTGTGCGCTATTACCATCTTTAAAAACAAATGGGTTATTAACTTCTGAGATTTTTACTAAGTTTCTATTTTCTTCATAATCACGGTTAGGTAATGAATACAAATCATATCCTGGTTGTGTCTGTGTAGTATTAATGATGGCATTTTTTATTTCATTTTTCTCATTGAAACAATATGATACATTTAGAAAGTCACTCTGGTTAAGTTGTAGAACCAAAGCTTTAGCATTTACTACATTTGTAACTTCGGTATCACTACTAAGATTTGGTACAATTGATAACCTATCTGCCTTCGACTCTGGAATTGTTATAAATAAAGGAATGCGCAATGAAGAATTATTAAAGTCCTTTGATGTCGCACGAATTTTGCACTTAGAATATGAAGATGAGCGATATTCATTTACTTCAATGTTACCAATTTGCTTTTTATAGTTTCGCGTATCAAATAAGACTTCGCAAAAAGCACTACTAACATTTCCTGTGTTGATATCAATATACTTCTTATTTATGACGTCTGCATGTGATGGTGTTGCCTCTGTAGATGTATTCTTTTCGGAATCTTCTACAAGTGGTGCTTCAATGCTTATGTCAAGGCCGCTCATGTGCATTTTCCTTATATTTGCAGCAACTAATCGTGAGTTGAAACTATATAACCTTGATGCTTGTATGTTTTGGCTTGAGAAAGAATTATCTGTTAATTGCGTTCCTTCTGTATAGTTTACAAGAGTCTGTTTGTCTTTTTCAATTATATTATTCCAATCCTTACAACCATCCAGATATTCGCGTATGGGGAAAGAACGAACCAAATAGAAATTTTGAATATCCTTAGCTTCTTTGTAGCCAAGTTTCTTCTTGAAAACTAATTTAAAATCACTATCATTTTCCCCGTCTAATTTGAGAGTTCTTTCAATATCTAATTCATCCGTATCTATTGTATACAAAGGCTTAGATACAAATATATCTATTGATGCAATTAAGTCCTGCCATTTTCTTAGGTTGTTTAAATTGTTTGATATTTCTGTCGTAGTATCACCATCATTCTTACATTCTATTTGATATGCTTCAAATCCAACATAAGCTTCTTTAATGACATATTTTATAAACTTTGTTTTTTCGGTATCTGATGAACTTTCTTCTACTGCACCCTCATTCTTAACGATAAGAGTAGGGCTATCATTGGAAGGGAATACTAAAATCGGTGGTGATATATTGATATAATTACCATCATACATTTTCATTGCATATCTCAATACAACAGGGTACATAAAAAGACCTTTTTTATCAAGTTCTTTCTTTGTCGAATTTACAGCTGACAGTATAAAGTTTTCTGCTATTTCAAAATTACCTTTTGTTCCTGCAGTAGATTTATTATTGTTGCCCAAACTGGATCTTGATAATCCAATAGACATTTCTTTGCTTGAATAACGAACAAAGTAAATGGGAATGCCACCCTTATATATAGTGTCAGAAATAGCCAAAACTGTATTGCAACCTGCATCCGTCCACCCTCTAAATCCGTGATTATATAAGGCTGTCTTGTAATCTGTATTACCTCCTGCCCATTCTTTACTTCTTAGATTTTGTCTTACTGCTTTAAAATGAATGTTTATGAAGTCTGGTAATCCTACAAGGTACAAATAACACGCTCCTTGAGACTGGTATACCAAATGGCATAATTTCCCTTCATTTACAAACGAAATGATTTTACCAGTTGCACATATATCATCAAACTTTTGCTCTGTCGCTATATCATCTTTTATTAAATTTTCGTCTCCTAATGTGTTGACATTCAATTCATAAGCAGATAATTTGTAAGTTGGGTTTATAGCACCATCACTTTCAAAACCTATAGTGATAGTCTTATCCTCCACTTTATGCACGAACATTGGTTCGAATCCGTCCTTATGATACATAACATCTTTAGGTATTCTCACAGCATGATACCCACCATCCCTATACTCCGCATTTACAGCCAACTTCATCTCACCATCTTCGCTCTGGTAATCAGAAGGCTTGGATGTCATACCCTTATATTCTATTCTCTGTTCCATGTCTATTCTTTTTTGTTGCTGCTATATTGCAATGCCATGCTCTTAAGTTTATCAGAGAGTGAAGCGGACACACTTGCAGTTGCTGCCACATCAACCTTTTGACTCTGTTGCTTTGGCACAACATATTGTGATAATTTCTCCATCACTGTTATGCGGTCCTTTGGTTCAAGTTGCTCAACATCTTGTGCAAAAAGTCCTTTTTCAAAATAGTCGCTCACACCGCTCGAAATACACTCGTATATAATTTGCTTGTAGGGTTTAGGCTTGTTGGGCGTACCTTTCACCCTACCTCCTGTTTTATATCCTCTTGCCATATCATTCTTTTTTTAAAAAGGTCGCAAAGGTCGTGTAAGCACACCTGTGCGCATGTTCACTTTTCGTTTTGCTTCGTCAAGCAATGTTTGTGCTTTAATTGCCCACTTTTCAGCAGCGTCCTTGTTGGTTATTGATAGCCAGTCGGCCAAAGCTGATGCCACAAAGTATTCATGAATAAGTTGCTCTAACAACTTGGCAGTAGTGTTTGAAAACTTTTGCGAAACATTCAATTCAATAACGTAAGTGTCGGATTCTTTAAACAAATCGTCTAACTGCATGTCATCTTCACACGGCTCTTTTGTGAAACGATACAATTCTTCAACGCAAATGGCATGCGCAAGGTCAAGCACACGTGTCACGCGGTCAATATTGCCGTCTTCAGTAATGTCAAAAACTTGGTGCTTTGTGTGCGCATCATCGGTCGGCATTACATCACCTTCAACATAACTCACATTTGCTATGTCGTAAAGTAGGGCTTCGCGGTCAAACAACAAAGTTACTTTGTGCTTAGCGTCAGAACTATTTGCGCTGCACTGGCAATTTGCAAGTTTTTCAATGCAGTCGGCAGGGCCTATAACATAGCCATAAGGCCCATAAATCATCTTTGTTTTATTCATATCGCAATTCGTTTTGTTGGGGTGGGGTTTGTTCGGGTGCATGAACACGTGTGGGCCGTATGCGTTTGTTCATGGCAGTGTGTAGTTCTAACAATGCTGCCTGTGCTGATTTAATGTAGGTTTCAGCTTCGGCTTTTGCAGGTGTTAGCAATAGCCACGTTGCAACTGCTCGGTCAGTCATGTAATTGTGCATGGCATGAGCAATGTCGCCACGAACTGAAAGGTTAAAGTTCATTGGCACGCGAAGCATCAAAAATAAGGTGTTATCTTCTTTCTCCTCGCTTTGCGCTGCTGGCTTACCTTGATAGCCAAACACGAGTGCATGCTTGATTTTGTTTCGCTCTTCTTGCTGCAAAATGTTGTCAGCATATCTGTTCGTCTCAACAAGATATTCGCTTAACTCATTTCGTAAACAAGCATACGACTCAGCGAATGAGCGCAAAATAGCGTCTTTGCGTTCATCGGTCAAGTCCTGCACCTTTGCTGCTTGTTCTGACGTTTCGTCTGTGCGCATTGCATCGCCTATGAGGTGCGCTTTTTGCTGCACATCGTACACAAGTTCGCTCATGTACAATTTTATCTCAATCGTTTGTTTTGCCATCTTGCTTATTCGTAATTAGCTTTTTTATACTTCACCTCGGTGGGTTGCTTGCGCATTGGGGCTGCACGCATGGTGCAAAGTTTTCGCATTGACAATAAATTTTTTGTTGCCGTTTGAATTTGTAATTCAGCGTCTTGCTTGTTAATGATTGAGAACCATTTGAAGAGCGCATAAGAATAAAAATACATCGTGGCTATATCTGTCAATCCAGCTATTTGTGACGTGTCAAAATTGCTCGGCAGTGTGAGCTTTATGCTTATTCCTGTATCGCTATTCGTTACATAAGGCTGATACGTGGCAAGCATAGATGAAAGGTCGGCTATGGCTTCGTTAATGCAACTTTTCAAAAACGTTTCATCAACTTCGGTTGTAGCTATTCGCTTGTAGGCTGTTTCGTCTTGCACGATGAGTTTTGCTCCCTCGTAAGCAGTAAATTCATGCAGTTTGTTCAGCACATATTGTAATTGTATGGTAATTTCTTGTTGCATATTGTTTTGTGTTTTTATGCAAATATAAAGCACCTTGCGTTGATAGACTTTTTATTTCCGACTTTATATACTTCATTTTTTTAGAATATAATTTTGTTTTACAAAAAAATATAAATACATTTGCAATATAAAATATGTTATATGAGGATTATTGCAAGAAATAAAATTGTTGAATACTACACAAAGTTCAATGATTCTGAAACGGCTCTTGAAGAATGGTATCATAAAACAAAAAGGGCTGAATGGGATTGTTTTGCTGACGTAAAAGATACCTTTAATAGTGTTGACAATGTTGGAAATCAGCATTATGTGTTCAACATCAAAGGTAATAATTATCGTTTAATAGCTGTTATAAAATTCACCATCAAAACCATATTCATACGATTTATTGGAACACATCGTGAATATGATAAAATAAACGCTACAATCATCTGATAACATGACTATGATTAAGAATAAAGTGGCTTACGAAGCTGCTATGAAAAGAATAGAAGAACTCTTACCATTGGTGAACGATGATACTCCAAAGACGGATAAAAATTTAATAGAATTAGATTTGCTATCAAACCTTGTTTCGGAGTATGAGGAAGAACACTATCCCATCAAACAGCCATCGCTTGTTGATGTCTTAAAATTGAGAATATATGAAATGGGATTAAACCAAAAGAAACTTTCAGAGTTGTTAGGTGTTAGCCCCTCGCGCATCAGTGATTATTTGTCAGGGCGTTGTGAACCCACACTTAACATTGCACGCAAGATGAGCCAACAACTAAACATTGATGCCAATATCATTCTTGGTGTGTAAAAAGTTTAAATTGAAGTCGGCAGCACGGCTCCTATGTTGGAGGGTGTTGCCGACTTTTCATGTGTTTAAGCTATTTTTTTTGAGGTTTGTTTTGCTTTGCAATATCCATGATACGTTTGACTATATCTTTGCGCATCTCAATGGTCTTGTTGTTTCTTTCTTCAGCTTTTTTGGGGTCATTTGAATAGTCTTGCATCCAAAGGTTGTAAAGTTCTTTCATTTCTTTATCTTCTGAATTAACAACTCCCTTTGTCGCTTCTATCACTTTTACGGCTTGCTTTTGAATGTCAACTTGTTGCTGCTGCAACTCTTTGTATTTGTCGCTATTAGGGTCAGTTACAGACATTGCCTTTCGCACAGCACTTAGTTGTTTATTATATGAGTCCATCATAGTTGCGCTAAAGCCTTCGGGCGAATACATTAAATCATAAAACTTTGACTTGTACTCTGGGGCCTGCAATTCCTTTTTGTAAAGCGAAAGCAGTTCTTTCGTCTTTTGATATTCATCGTTGTATTTATAAAACTTGCTGGTGATGGCTCTGTCTTTGGTTCTTTCGTCAGATGTTTTATAGAAAGAATTAATGATTGGCACATTTTTCAGTTCACGATTATCTTCATTAAAAGGCATTGAAGCTACCTTCATCGTTTGGAACACGAACTTACCTAATCCGCCAAAATAGCCTTCAAACAAGTGCTGAATTTTAGCAGGGTTCACGTCCATCACTCCAACATTTGCTTTCTTTACATCGTCACCTCCACCCAACTCATTCAGCAAGCGACTTGCCCACACAAGAGCTTGATTAGTACCCTTGTAGGCTTTCGTCCATTCGGGTCGGTTTTTGTTGTATTCAGCGTCTTTGTAAATGGGTGTGCCTGTGTAATCCTTATTTGTAACGTATGCTTCAACTATGGGCTTTGCGTAACTTGGCACAAATGAGGTTAAGCTGCCACCGCCCTCCATAAAGTCAACGGGGAATAATTGTGACACTTGTTCAAGCATTTTGGTAGCGATGTCAGTGGCAGTGTATTCCTCATTGCCCGAAAGCACACTTTGCGCCAACTCTCCTAAGCCATAAAAAGCACGCAACTCAATTGGCAATGGAATTGTTACCCACCCCTTGCCAGTGTAGAAGCACAGATTGTTTCTGCGTACCCAATCGGGCAAGTCGTAATAGTTTGTATCGTCATCGCCACTGCCTTGTGAAAGAGCTGCCATCAGCATAGGAAGTGCTGTTCCTATGGCAAAGTACAAACCTGCAACTGCAAGTGTTTTGCCTTTACTCTTTCCAAAAGTTCGGCTTACGTTTGACAAACCTTGAACTCCTGCATTCCAGAATACGTACAACTCTTTTGCACTTTGCGACATGTAGGCTTGCATAACGTTTAGTCGGTTTCCGTCCTCCCATTTGCCTGCTGCCTTTGCACCAGCACCTTTTTTGTTGAAATTAACTGAAATCTCCTTAGCGTCCCAAATTGATTTTTCAATGCTGCGTCCCATTTCACGGCTTGTTCTGTAAGCTGCAAATCGGCTTGTGTTTTCGGCCCATGTTCCAAGGTAATTGATTAAATTGTCAAGGAACTTCAACCACGACTTCGGATTCCAACCACTGCGTCTACTTTCTTTCAGTGCCTTTGCAATCATGTTTTTATAATCGTCAACACTGTGCAAGAAGGTATAACCTGTTTCACCACCATTTTCAATAAACTCTTGATACATTCGGTCAACTTTGTCGTTCATGTTAAGTGTTCCCTTGCGTTGCCTTGTTATCAAACCGAACAAGGTGTAAAGACTTTTGCCCCAATTTTTATTGAACTTCCACGCATACGCTGGCGACTCCTTGGCCCAAACCATGCTGTTTGCATAAAAGCTATCGCGTGACAAATTGCTAAGAATGAAAGCTGGGTTCTTTTGCGTGAACATAGCTGCCATGAAATGATTTGTTGATTGGAAGAATTTAATGAACGGATTATCCGTGCTGTCAGGATTGGTCTGCCCATTCAATGCTTGCGCTGCTTCGGGGTTGCCGTTTATTGTTAGCACATAATCTTTACCTTGCATTTTTACATGCACTTGGTGTTCGTTGATGTTCTTACCTACCACCTTGTATTGAATGTCATGAGCTTCGCTCGCCTTTTTGTACTCATCTGGATTTTGTTGGCATAAGGTTTCCATTCGTTGATTGAATGCTTCGACCTTTTGCGCAACAGCATTCGCATCGTCATGCTCATCAAACTCGGCAAAAACAGGTTTCCACTCTTGCGTTGCAGCATCATAGTGCAAGTAAAGTTGGTCAACGCTCACTGCATCACTTGGGTGGTTCAACACCATTTTTAAAAAGTGTTGCTTCATCTGGTTGCGATTGCCTTGCATAATGGCAGACTCGGCCATGTTGCCAATCGTTGCTATGGGGTCGTCAGCCTTACTCTTACGACCTTTTGCGCTACGTATGCCACCGCCAAATTGGCCTTTTGCATTGCCAAAGTAGTTGTACACCTCGTCACTTGTTACATCGTCAAAACCACGCAAAGGAATGTAGTTTTTAAACATATCAAGTGTGTGGTGATACACCTCGTCTGTCAAAAGTCCACTTTCATATTGCTTTGTGAGCGAAGCCTTTGTGGCAGCATTCGTTCTGTTCCACAATTCAGATGTGTCGTATTTTTTCTCAAAGTTTGATGAGGAGTTTTCAGCTATACGTTCTGCTTCGTTCACCATCTCTTTATTTAGTTTCGCAATTTTTATTCTGATACTTTTTTTCGTTGCATCATCTCGTTCATTGTTTAACTGCTCTTTGAGTGTAGCTATTTGGTCTTGATAGCTCTTTATGCTTGGGTCGTCTGTCGTAAGTTCGGTAAGGCCCGAATAATCTTTGCTCCTGTACTTTTTGTAACTGGGTGCGTACTTCTCTCTTATGGCCGTGTCGTTTGCCTTATAATCGTCCCAACTGATTTTGCCACTTTCAAAGTCTGTTTTGTTCTGTTGTGCAGTTGCATCGTTTTTATAAGCCTTCCATGCTGCTGACATCTTTTGCTTATCGTTGGCAAAATCATGTTTCAAGGCATCTCTAAATGCAAGCACTTCATTTCGCTCCAATCCGTGTTTTGCCATCATGTAGTTAGTCACTTGCTCGTGAATAGTACCTTTGTCAAGCAACTCTTGTTCGGCATCAAGCAGGTCTTTATAGAACGACTTTTTGTACGTTTCCATCTCGGCAAGGTTGGTCGAACTCATTCGGTTCTCGGCCATGTAGGCATTCTCCCAATCTTTCAAATCTTTTTCGTTGGGTACAATCGCGTCTTGCAACAATTTTAGTCCCGACATGCTATCCACCCATGCAAGGTTCATTTTATGCTTTGCCGTGTTTACGCTTCGTTCATATTCATCGCGTGCGCTTTTGCGTTCTCTCTCTTCGCGGTAGTATAAGTTCTGCTCACGTGTTTTTGCGTCAACCGCTTTAGGTTCGGCAAAGTCGCCTACCTTTAAGTGTTGTTGTCGCCACGTGTCTTCGGCCACTTGATAGATGTTGCGTGCAGGGCCTTCAGCCAAGTTTTTCCAACTGCGCCACAAAAGGTAACGTAAGTCATTATCGCTAAGTGTTGTTCCGCTAAAGCCAGCAAAGCCTAACTTATGAAGCATTTTAAGGAATGCAAGTTTTAGTTGATGCCACCATCGTTTGTTCACATTTTTGAAAGTTCCGTCCTCGGCCATACTTGCCATATATTCCTCTGTGGCTTTTCGCATATCCCAACCATATTTGGCTGAATTATGGGCTATTTGGCTGCGTGTGGCTTTGTCAGCATTTTTGAAAACGAAGTCAAGGAACTCATTCATTTTCTCTTTACCGACAAGTTCTCTTAAGCCATAATGCCCTACGGCTTCATGTAGCATGGTGTTAACAACATCGGCTCGGCCATTATGGTTAGGCAGCACAATGGTGATGCGCCCTGTTTGAGGGTCGTACCACCCTTTTGCATTCTTTTTGCGTCCCGTCAGTCCGTCTGTCGAAGTCAACACATCTACATTGCCACCTAAGTGCATTTCGTTTGCTACGGCCTTAGCTGCTTGGTGCATAGATTTTTCTTGGAGAGAAAGTTGCGATGTATCGGGATTATTCTCTACCTTTGCAGTAGGTGTTGAATTGTTTCGGGACAAAGTTCCGTCGGTATTCCGTTCTTGCGGTAGTAACAATTCAGCACCATTTTTTATTTTGTTACGTAAGTTGCCATCTCGTTTTATGTGTACAGAACTTACATAATCTTCAACCTCTCCATGTTTATTAACTGCTACTATATTATACGTATTACCGCTATTATCGCTCTTAAATCGTTTTATGTATAATGTACTACCATCTTTGTCACGTATGGCAAAATCAGCATTTTCAATAGTTGAAAGTACTGCACCTGATATATTTGAACGTTTCTCGCGTATAATTTTATTGAAAACCTCGTCCTTTACTTTTACGAGTTCCCCTAAAAATGTTCGTATAGGGTGCTTGAATACTTCTTTAAAACTCTCTAAAGTTGAAATGGATTTTGGCAGACTTTCACTTGTCGGTTCACTGAAAATATTTTCAAGTGCAGTAAGTGCTACTTCACCTTTCAAGGTCTTAGGCTCGGTTTCTCTATACCTCACATCCTCCACATTCTCGTCAAAACGCTTCGAAGGAGGAATAATCTCGCCATTATCATCACGCGTAACAAGGTCATTCAATTTGCGGTTATTCTCCACATTCTTGTACTTGTAACCTCTGCCATCGTCAAAGCCCCACTCACGACTATCGTTTCCGTCCCACCAAAGCTCATTCACAGAGACTTCATCTTCAATGATGCGATATTTGCCTTCCAATCGATGTTCGCCGTGCATCTTGGCGTAGTCTTTTGACGGTGTCACCCAGTCGCCATTGCGCAATTTTCCTTCTTTCACCGATGTAGGCACAGCACGATACACTTTTACCTTTACATTCTTCTCGCCACGTCTGACTGCGGCTATTGCCTCTCTTATCGCGTTGACAGATTCTATGGCGGTAGCGTCTGTCTGCATATATTTGCGCGGCTCCTGCCAATACTTTTCGTCAACCAACGAATAGCCTAAAGCTATATCTTCAATATTTACATCGGGAGCATTATCCTCAACATCAGCCCTGCGCTCTGCATCACTCTCATAGCCAGGGTTGGAAGGTGCAATCCATGCCCCTACACCTTGGTAGTTGCTTTCGGTGTCGTCATACCCCTTACGACGTGCTGCCTCGTCAAGCATCTCACGTGCTGCAGCATCGTCACCACTCTCAATCGCATCAAAATAACGCTTGTCAAGTTCCTCAGTTGACAACAACGACAACTCATCAGCACGAGCCTTGCGTTTTGCCTCCTCTTCCTCGGCACGTTTGCGAGCTGCCTCCATAACGCCTCGTTCACGCATAGCAGCATCAATGTGTTCCTGACGCAACTTTTCTATGTCGCCATAACGTTCAGCCAGTTCCTTTTGTACAGGACGGAACAATTTGCCAAACTCCGAAAGTTTCATACCTCGGTTCGCCACGCGCATTGTGCGACGTATTTCTGCCAATGCAATATCAGCCTTTTGCAAGTTGCCTGTCTTCATGCCCGATGCATAATCCTTCACCATATCTGCGTCCACGCCATGCTCTTTAGCAAACTCTGAATAATCATCCCCAGTTCCCATCTCTTGGGGAATTTCACTATTCGCATTTCCACCATCACCACTCATCAAGAAAATTTGATCCTCACGGCTCACATCCTCTGTCTCTGCGGCAAGGATCGCTCTACGCTCTTCGGGTGTCATATTCATACGATGCTCTACGTTGCGGCTCTCTACCTCACCACCAAGTTTTGTGTACTCTACATAAGGACTAAAGTCTGCACGAGTGGATTCAGCCAATCTAAAATTCTTAATATCAGCATCCATGCTTCTGTCTGCATACCCCCTTGCAAAGTAATTAAAACCCTTCATGCGAGTTTCCTTGTTAGGCATCCATTCATCATTATCCATGCCCATCTCCTTGTACTCATCAATCAAGGCTTTTTCCACTGCTGCTTGATTGTAATGCTCGCCCATTTCATCTGCCTTGTCACGCAAAGCATCAGCCCAAGCACGCGCACGCCATTCCTCTTTAGCAGCCTCAAATCGTTCTTGCATAGATTCTGGATTACCGCCACTTGCAAAACCCTCAATCTTCTGAATAGCATGCTGCACCTCATGAGCCAAAACAGAAGCTATGTCGCCAACATAATTCGTATTGACTACAATCGTATGATCACGCTCATTGTAGCTGCCACCCATATTTGCAGGCAGTTGGTCAGTAAACATCAATTCCACACGCTTCAAGTCGGGATAAGCCTTAAACAATTCATCGTTCTCCACCCAATCAGCAAGGTGCGGTTTTTCTCTATTCAGATAGTCTGTCTTGAATTTCTCTTCCTTTTGTGCAAGTTCATCAAAACGTTGGTTTTCTGAATCCGATAGTTCTTCACCATCAAATATCTTGTCTGACAAACCATCAAGTTCCTTGCTCCAAGGTTGCTTTTCACGTGCCTTTTTGTAACCAGCATCACCCTTACTAAAATACTTCAAGTCGGGTATCTCATAACGCCACTTTCCATCTGCGCCACGTTCCCAACCCGTAGCCATCTTGATAGCCTTGGCATCCTTCTTGTCGTTCTCCATCTCACGTGCCACACTCAAGTTGTCAAGTCGCGTACTTACCTCCTCGGCATGGTCGGCACGTTCTGCGCCCTGTTCACCTATAAATTGCTCACGAATTTTGTTGTAATCCTCAAAAAACTTACCGCCACCGTAGGATTTCTCAACACCATTCAGTAAATTTGCAGCAGTTATAGATTTATCGGAATAGCGGGGGAAGGTCGATGTCAGTCCTGACACGTTCCCATGTTGACCAGCCGATACCTCTGACTTAGAGTTGCTTGGTTCAAGGTTATGACTGCCTTCAGTTTGACTGAGAGAACCTTCAAGCAACTCTATTTTTGTTGCCTCATAACTATACGCTTTAGGCGTCTCCTTCGTTCTTGTATTCTTCTTCAGCGTAACCTTAACCCTATACACCTTTCCGTCCATGCGTACTGCACCATACAATCTGTGTATGGTTACATTGGGATTGATGCCATTCTCTGCCGAACGCACACCATCTTCGCCTTTCTTAAAGTCTGCGTGTTGTTCTGCATCCACACTTTCACGGATAACATCAGGCAACACCTTCAGCACTGACAAATGAACGTCCTTGCTATCACTCTTATCAACAGCACTTTGCGACAAATACTTGTCAACGGCCGCATTGCTAATACGAATATCCCCCTTTCCACCTGTCTCTTTACTGCTATAAGTGCGTGCTATATGCTCCTTCGCCCAAGTCTTAGCTTCGGCATAATTCTTAAAGCCATGCTCGGACTTAGCTGCCACTATATTGATACGCGTTTCAGGACGAAGGCTCTTGCCACCGTCCATCATGCTACGAGGGTCAACACCGTCAAGCAAATCCTTCATCACTTGGTCGGCAACTTGCTCTGCACTGGTGTAGTGAATGTGAAGGAAATCGGCCACTGCCTTCCAAAACTTTTCAATGGCTTGCTTGACACGATGCATGGCATTCATGGCTGTGGCTTTGTCAAACACATTGCCATTGCTTTTAGCTATATCATCCATTTCCTTACGCAAGCGCTCTGCACCTCTGCGACCTGAATAAGTGGCTAACACTTCATCGGCTATCTCATCATCTGACTTTAGTTCTGGATAGAGTTTCTTCACTTCTTCCCATACTGATGTGCCTTTCATTAAGCCTACCACATTCTGCCATTCCTTTGCGTTATTTGCCTTCAATGCACTCGCCCATAGGTGCGCATATTCATGCACTGGAGTTTCACTCGTTGCCACCTTGGGGTCTATATAGATTTTTCCGCCTATTGTAAAACCATAAGCCTCGCCATTCTTTGTTTTGAAGAACCTCACGTGATCTGTTATCTTCGCGTCATTCTCGTTGAAGATAACGTAATTCTTGGCGCCATCCTCACGGCCACCACGTATGTAGTCAGCGGGATATTTAATACCCGTGAGGCCTATCTCCGACAACGCTTTCGACGCTTCCTTGTCAGAGCCAAGAGCCTCCTGCAATTCCGCATACAAATCAGCTCCAGTCGCATTAGGGTTCAAAACAATGGTGCTTTCGCCTTTCTCATATCTGGCAGGGCTATCCTGCACCATCTCAAAGCCATTACTCTCCAAAAACGAACCAACATCTTTCAGTAAAGATTCAGCAGGGTGACCATTCCAATCCAGATAATTCTTACCGTTGTCATCGGGAATTTCTATGGTGTAGAGGTGACTTTTAGGCTTTCTGATACGAATGCCTTTTAATGAGAGTAAGGTTCGTGCTGCCTTAATTTTCCCCTCCGCATAGTTTCTTGTATCGCCTAGGCTTTGATAAAACAGGTTTTTATATTGAGCCAAATCGCCTTTCTTCAATATGTCTTTGGCTCTTGTTACACCATGCCGTTCAAGATTGTACATGAAGTCATTAAGCATATTCTCGTTCCAGTCTCCTATCTCGCCCAGTACATAATCATGAAATTCATCGGAAGACATTTCTTTACCACCATATAAATATGTTGGCTTTTTGCGGGCGCTTTCGGCATACGTTCTACCAATGCCCTCTACCTCTGTCACATAAGTACCCCAGCCGAAGGCCTGCGCACCTTCTCCCTCGCCCATATGGGAATGGTCGAAGTGGTCAAAATCGGCACCGCTGCCGTGGTAAACGCGTTGCTCACGAATTATGTATTCGTTTACCTCTTCACGTTCTGCAAGCCCCGTTGTGTCCTTAAACTCACCGCTATTAATCGCATCTTTTATTGATTCCAATATTTCAGCAAGAGGTTTGCCCGTTGCATTTTCAATAGCGCGTCGATGATAGAAATACTCAACTATATGAGCCTTTCCATCATTATTTAGTCTCTTATTTCTATGACTTGATATAACAATGCTTATACCATTATTCTCATTATTCTTGTCAAAGTTTGACACAAGGGCATTATGGTTGCTTATGCGTATTGCCAATGTTTTACCATTTGGCAAAGCGAACGTGCCATAATTACTTGCTTCATGTTGTGTTAGATTCAATGCTCTTGACAAGTCTGTAATAAAGCCTCTTGTCTTGTTTGTTGCTTTTCCTGCATATACTCTCGCAAGATTTTCCAAATTTGTTTGTACCTTTGCATACGCATTAGAAATGCCAGTGGCCTTATTAGTGGAGTCATCTGCTATTGTCGCGGTTCCTTTTGCACCATCAGCACTTGAAACGACAGTTAATGACCTTGGATTATTTCCAAGAGAGGCGGTTTCAAGTGCTCTTTTTTGTTTTGCACTTAACCTTACATCTCTTCCATTCACCATATCCAGCACACGCTGACCTTCAGCCGTGCCAAGCACATCAAGGCCACTTTCCTTCATGTGGTCTATCACTGCATCACGAAGTATAGTCTCCTCACGCGTAGGGAGCTGTGCAGACTTTCCGTCAGCCTTCTGTTGACGCAAATCTTCTGGCAAAGCGCTATACTTCTGCGTTACCATTTCTTCTGCGGCATCTATTTCCTTCTTTGCCTCTGCATATATCTGCTTTAGCACAGGGTCAACCTTCATTGCTTTGCGCTCCTGCAATCCTTTTTCTGAAGTGCTTTCTGCCGATATCGTAGCCTGAGTAGGATAATGCTCATATACATAGTCCTGTATTTTTTCCTTCCATTTCTGTTCCACGTCTTCCAGATGGTCTAAAGCCTTTTCATATTCAAGGACTTCATTCCGTTCCACAACATCCTTCTTCACCGATGAGTACTCACCAAAAGGCTTTGTCTTACGCTTGCTCGACTCTATCCACTTCTCAAAGTCTTCGAGGTTAACTGCCGTCACGTCTATTCTGCGCCCGTCTTCCCAACCTTTCTCATAGTTAGCAAGATAGTCGCTCTTGGCTTCGTCAGCATCGTTGAATCCAAGCATCACCTTATGCTCGTCAAAACTGCCATCTGGGTTGTACTGGTCCACTACAAACACATTGCGTCCGTTCCAACCATCAATGTCATTAGAGAGGAACACGTCTATATGGTCACCATCAACACCCACTGCACCACGAATGTAGCCATAAGTGTTGTTCATCTTGCTTTCCCACTGCTTACCGTCAGCATCAGTGCCTTTACGCACGCTGCCCTGCGGCTGCTCAATGGTGATGTCAAACGTACCAACTTTCACATGTCCCTTCTTGTAGTTGCCTGCCTCCTTCTGCGCCTCGGTGGGTTCGGTGTTCACTTCGGCTGAGGCGGTGGCAATCTTCTCACTCAACGGGGTATCACCATTACCCGAAGGCACAACATCACCCTTTGCCGAAGATTTCTCACCCTCGGTTGCACCACTTTCCACATCTGTTTCGGCTGTTACTGCTGATGTATCGTTTGTTGGCTTGCCATCTGTACCGCTCGTGCCAACATCATTGCTTTGTTTGCTGCTTTGGTTTCTTTGGCCTTGTCCGTCTGCAAGGGACGTGGCTGTTGTATTGTATTCTCGTCCATTGTTTAATGCTTTGTTTACTTCGTTAATAATTTCGGTTTTGCTCTTTACACCACCCACAAACATATCGCCTATGCCTTGGGCAGCATCAGTGGCTTGCTCGTTGTAAAAAGCAATCACCTTTTTAAGTTGTGTGCTACGACCATCGTTCAACACATCGGCCAACATCATCACGGCCATGTTGTTAAAGTCTGCCACAGTTGCCCCTTCATCGTATTCAAACAAATTGCCTTGGTGGGCAAAGTAGCTCACGTGTTGCCCCAACTTGTAGCCAGCCTTACGCGCTCTGTACACTAAGTTCACCGCTTCGGCCAATTCGTTTGAAAGGTTATAGCCACCGCCCAAACGATTGTTTTGCACAATGTCCTGCAAGGCAGTCATAACCGCTTGGCGCATGCTCTTTACCTCGGTAATTTGGCGCACTGCATCGGGGTTGGCTTGGAACACCTTGCCAATCATTACCCCCTCAATCATACTTTGGCCAGCTTCGCTCAACTTACCACCATCAAACAGGTGGGCCATTTCGGTTTGCGGAATGATGTCAGCTTCGGCCAACTGCTTAACTACGGCATAAGTAGCATTGTCGTCAGCATAAAATTCGCCTAACGTGTCGTACTTGCTAACCATGTCCATTATACGGCCAAAGAGCGCATCATTCACTACTTTGCCCATTTTAACGGCCATCTCTGTATTGTTCTGGCTCTTTTGCTCACGTTGGTTAAACTTGGCAAAGGTGTCGGCGTTGTAAGGCATAGCTTCATTAGGAACAAACACCACACGTGGGTGCTTAAAACCATTCACTTGCTCTGGTGTAAAGCCAAACTTATTAGCATGCGAATGAAGGTAATCAACATATTTTGTGTCAGTTCCATCTTGTGCAGCCAGTTCGCCAGCCATTGTGCGTCCGTTGCCCGAAAGCACCACACCCTCTTGGCTCACCACCACAGGCGACTGCAAGGCACGTTGGTCATAATCAGTGGCCATACTGCGTGTAACTTGTTGCGCTTCTTGGTCGCGTTTGTAGTCGCGGTCGTTCACACTCTGCCCATTCTCGTCAATAGGGAAGCCTTCGGTTTCGGCAAAGCCATTAGTGGCTTGATGCGAAGCACTTGCAGCCCCACTCTCGGTCAGCACATAGTGTCCCTTAACCACCTCGCCATTAGGCAAAGTAATTTCATCGGCATCGCCATTCTCCTTTTTAGCTGCGTTCCATTTATCACGAATAGTAGGAGCTACGGCATTGCTGCCCAACTCGGCTTGTTCAGTGGCCTTGCGTGCATCATCCTGCATGCGTTGTTGCTCCTCGGCCACGGCTTGCTCGTGCAAAGCTTTATCTTTTTCGTCACGAGCATGTCTTTCAGCGAGCAACACCTTGTCGTGTTCTGCTTTCACGCTCTGCCAATAGTCAACGGCCTTTTGAGCATCTTCAACATGGGTTGTGTAGGCTTCTTTCGCTTCCTTATATGCAGCTATGCTTGTACCCATTTTAGGTTTACCATTCTTCACCTTATCAAGGTTCTTCTGCGCTTCGGCAAGTTTGTTGTTCACAAACTCTCGTCCCTCTTCTGCATCAAGTCCACTCTCGCTAAATATGTAGTCAAATCCACGTTTCGGGGTAGTAGTAAGCCAGTCCTCCGTTAGCACAGCATTCTTGCCCTTACCCACTGTGTGCATGGGCATAGGCTCATTTTGTGTGGCTTCGGCTTGCGCGGTTGCTGATTGTTCCGTAACTTTGTCGGCAAAGGAATTGTTGGGTGCAGCAAGCTCTGACCCATTTACACCATGAGAGGCTGACGTGGGATTGGTGGCAATTCCTTTTTCTTCTTTTGTTCTATTATAGTCAATTGCGGTAACGACCCAATTTTTCTTTTCACCATCAAAGTCTTTTCTGATAGCTACGCGATACCCGTCTTTTGATACTACATATCTCATTTGACCATTTTGTATCACCTCGCCATCTTTCAAGACTTCTTCTATTTTTTCAATAGCTTTTTCAGGTGTTTCAAAATCCTTACCTTCACCTACGTGTTTTGTGATGATGTGCGACAAACCGCCATTTTCATTCCCCCACACAAGGTCAATATCCCCAACCTCATCGCGGTGGAACACACCAAGCAAATCGCCACTCTTGTGCTTCATCAAGAAGTCAAAAGCAGCCTTTACTTTTCCTTTGAATTGGTCATAGATATTACCGAACACACCTTTGCCAATAGGTTGCGGTTCTTGTTCGGTGTCCGTTTCGTTACTTGCTTCTTCCGTCTTGTTTTCATCTTTACTCCAAATATGCTCCCCATTGTTATAGACATTTTGAATCACATTGTCTAACTCTCGTTTAGAATATCTTAAAACACGGCCATCGTCAGTAACGATTTCAACCTCGTCACTTGCATCACGACTATTTACCTTACCTCGTATATTCTCACCATTATCAGGGTCATTCAGTTCAACCTCATCACCATAATGCAACTCTGGCTTTTGTTGTGTGTTCTCTTCATTCGAAGCTAAAATCTCTGCATCGCCACTCTTCAACTTTTTGTCAAGTGCAGAACGGGTCCAATGAAAATCCTTTCCATTTTCGTCAATCAGTTCAACACGGCTATCGTCCACCTTACCAATGGTGTATTCATTGCCATTTATCGAAACACGTAGGCCCTCTGCAAGGGTAGGTGCTTCGGTTGCATTCTCTGTTCCTTCAGTAGGTTCATTTGTATTTTCACTATTGTCGCTTTCAGTTCCATGCACATAAACTTCAGTATCGTGCTTAAAGCCATCACGTACCCATTGTCTGTAAGTGTCAATAGGCAATTCAATAATCCGTCCGTCTTCAGTTTTAACTACAACCGATTTAGGCTGCGCTGCAACACCACGTGTGTCGTCCTTAGTACTTTCTTCATATTTAATGCCCTCAATGGTAGCCACTCCTCGGCTCTTACCATCGTAAAGCACCACTTGGTCGTTTGGTTCGGGTAACGTTTTACCATTAACTATGCTATTGAGTATGCCTTCATAATTTAAGTCAACTAAATCAGCATTTTTTTGTTTCAACTCGTGGGCATCAGTCTGCTGTATAATTGTAACTTGTTTGGGCGAAAGTGAAGCAACACGGCCATCTTCGGTATAACGAACCACAACCATGTCTGTATTGTTCGAGCTATCAGCATTGCCACTAATCACATAACATTCGCGTCCCATATCATCAGTGGCTCGCTCAATCATACCACTATCTTTGTTGGTGGCAGCATCTACTTTTGCATCAAGTTTTTGAACGGCTTCAAGTTGCGAAGTAATTAACAACTCCGACACACCTCGTTGCATAGATAGGGCTGTACAATAGTGGTCTATTGCACGCTTAATCGGTTCTATGTTAGTGGTATTTACGCTTTGTCCATTGGGCAAATTGGCTTTTTTATTATCAACAAATTGTTGTGTAAGTTCTTCATAAATTTGTCCCAACGATTTGTTTGTGTCAGCAAACAAAGCATCAACCTGTTCGGGTCTAATACCGAGTAAGTTAGCCAAAGTATTTCGGCTTGCATCAAGGCTTTCACGCATTTGTGCCATTTGGTCAGGACTTTTCACTTGCGTGCCTGCTATGTAAGCATCGTTATAGCGAATGTCAAACTCATTCGGTTTGCTCTTTTCGTTACCAACCTTGGCAAACAAGTCAAATGCTTGCAAAGTCTTTCGTGTGGCAATGTATTGCGATATGGTTTCACGCTGTGGCTTTGAAAGGTTCTCGTTAGCCAATACACCATTTTGATAGGCTTGCAAGTTTTTGTCGTTGTCAATCAATCGGTCAACATCGGCTTTTATGCCATTCCAGTCCGTTTCACCCCATGCAGCACTCCCTTGCGCGTCATATTGTGCAAGGCTTTTATTTAAATTGCTCTTTTGATTGTAGTAGCCAACAGTTCCAACAAGGTTGTTTTGAGCCACCAAATAAGCATTGCTAACGAATGCGCCCCATAGTTTGTCAAGTTGGTCAGACTTAATATCGTCCCAACTTACATCTCCAACCGTCATAGCATTCAGCATTTCGCTAAGGTTGGTTTGTGCATAAAAGGTGAGAGTGCCACCCATACCAGCACGTTTTAGGTTGCCACTCACATATTTACCCACTTCGGTTGCAGCCTTACCAACATTGGCAGCTTTGCTAAAAGTTTCGGTTATGCGTGCAAATGAGGACCCGTCAATAAATCGGCCAACACTTTTGTTCCATGCACCTTTGGCCACGTTTGCTACCTTACCATCAACATATTTTGAAAATGGCATAAACACTTCGCCTACACGCATACCGACCCATTGCGACCACTCTCGCAACATAGTGTCTGCTTCAACCTTTCCATCGGGGGCCTGGTTCATGTGGGTAAAAGGTTGGTCGTTCACCTTTATGCCTTCACGATTAATCTCCACCACATTAGCTTGCCCTGTGCGGTTGTTCGTTACGTTAGCAATAGCGTGTGGCACTGAAAGCACTACACCTTCAACACTACCTTGTGCAGCCTTGCCTACTATGGTCGAAACCCCATTGGCCACTCCTAAACGGCCAGCCACATAGCCAGCAGCACCGCCTATGCCACCTTCACGCATGGCTTGACGTGTACCCTCAGCAATGGTGGCTTGCACCAGTTCTTTTGCGCCTAATCGCTTTGCTGTATTGGGCATATAGCGCAATGTGGCCTTTTTAACAAGTCCACGCATACCGCCTGTTAGAATTTTACCAACAGCCTCTGTGCCTTTAAACAATGGCAGTCCAGCTTGAATACCGAATTGAGTTAAACCACCTAAAGAATATCCCGTTCCATAATAGTCTAACTTTTGTCTGTACTCTTCGGCCATATTGTCTAACTGAATGGCAGTAGCTATCACTTTCTTAGCATTTGCTTCGCCACCAAACTTTTCAATCAAGTCTTTGGGCGGATTGTTGGCTATTTTGTTCAATGATACAGCATCAGCCACACCAAGCAACCCAAATGTTAAGCCATTCAAGTCTGTCAATCCGTTCCAAAACTGCAAGGCTGCACTATAATTGCGTTTTTCAAGGTAACGTGGCGCAACCTCTAAAAACTTTTCGTAACGGCGGATAACAGAACGTATGCCATTATCCTCTTCCACACCTTTGCCCATTATGCTAAAACGCAATTTTGTATTAAGGTTATGGCTTATTCCATTTAGCACATTTAGCGTCCGCTCGGCTTGCTTCATTACTGCTTGCGTCCGTTCTTTATCAGTGAGCATGTTGTATTGCTCATTCATTTGCTTGCGGTTGTGCTTCAAAAACTCCACCTCTTCGTTTTGCCCATTGCCAACATTATAATAGCCCACATTGGCTTGTCCTTTAAGCATTTGGTTGTAGTAGTCGGCTTCATCTTTGTAGGCAGCCTTTTGGCTCTCGCTTAAATCTTGCCACTTTGTAGTGTTGGCCCAAAATCTTTCGGGGTTGATGATGTTTGATGTTGAATAAACATCGCCTTGCGCTGGGTTAGCTTTACTCTGCTCGTTTGATTGAAGCAACTCGTTGTAGGCTCGTCTGTTATCGGCCACAGTGGCACGGCCCGTGGTTTGCACCAAAGGTGTTTGAATTAGTCCAGCACGAGTTACGAGGTAGGGGTAACTTGCTCCATTAATAATACGTGGGTCGCCACTCTTAAAGTTGTATTGTTCGTTGAGCCAGTCTGAAACGGAATTGCTACCACGGAACTTGCGTGCGTTACGTGTTCGTTCAACAAGATTGGTCCATTGCTTTGCTTCACTTTCAAGGTTGCTTTTATTCAGTGAACGCAACTTTAATTGGGCAGTATAATCCAACCATTCAGGCATTTCGCCTCCATTGCTATAAAGATAGGCTGCATACCATTGGTAGTACTTATTCTTTTCTCTTGGCGAAGCATCAAGTATGGCATCAGTTGGGCGATAAGTATCATCAGTGGGAGCAGTCAAGGCTTCATAATCTCTGCGAATTTCGGGATCTTTAATGTTGTACTGCAAGTCATATGTGCCTTTTGCTTGCTGCATGGCACGTAACGTAAACACATAGTCCTGGTTGTGAGGTATTGTCTTTCGGCTAAACGAAATGGGCCACACCTCTGTACCACTCTCCGACTGAAATGGTTGATTGCCTGTTTCAACTACTGCGTGGCCTTGTTGTTGCACTTTGGCTTGTTGCTGTGCAAGTTCTTTTTGAAAGGCATTAAATGCAGCAATTTCATCGGGGTCGTTTCTTCGCTTTACATTTTCCACCTCATTATTCCATCTCGCGTTGTATTGTTGCTCTGTTTGGCCAGTACTTAAGGTAGGCTTTATGTTGCGCCACGTCCACAACTTTTGTCGGTCATTAAGGCTCATAACTTTCTGCCGTGGTTGTGGCGCATTCATTGTGGCTTGCGGTGGCATTGCTTGCGATGAGCTTTGCTGATTATGCACTTGCGCTATCTGTTTATTGCCTTGCTCCGTTTGCCCAACTTTGCTCGTTATGGGGAGTGATTGCTGGAATTGTGCCTGTTGTGGTTGTTGTGGTTGCGGTTGATTAGGTTGAGCATTTGTGGGTTGTGAATGGTTAGCTTGCTCTGGCTTCACCTTGTCGCCCATCATGTCCTTTTCAAACTGCTCAAACGTGCCAACATCATAATCCTCATGAATGGCATTCCACAAGTTTTTGCGTGCTTCGGCACTTTGCATACTCTTTTCAAACTGCTCGGCTGTGCCAAGGTCAAAGTCGCCTTTTAACGCTTCATATAAGTTTCTGCGGTTATTTTTATCTTCAATCTCGTTAATCATAATCAGTGTCCGTTAAATCCCTTTACTACTTTTTTCTTTTTATGTTCAGTAGGCTTAGGCTGCGGTTTGGGTTGTTGCCTTACTTGTCGCCCTGCTGAATAAACGCGTGTGTTTTTTACTCGCTTCACTTGGCCCGTTGTACCATCTACAACAGTACCAGACGTTTCAGTTTTTGGATAAGTTCCGCCAATGCGTTCTGTTTCTGAAACCGCTTCGTCACGTGTGTAAACGTGGTTTACCACATCACCATCTTTATTAAACACAGGGTATTTGGGGGTTGAACCCTTGCCACCGCCTTTGCCACCACTACCTTTTCCGCTACCAGCCTTATTGGCTCTTATTACGGCTGCTGTTGCGGTGGTAGTTGCAGCATTGCCACGTTTTTGGTTCAATTCAATTTGCGACTTTTGCACGGCTGGCTTACCCTCCTCCGTCACCTTGCGAGCTTCATTCAATCCTTGCTGAGTTTCTTGCGTCTTAACATAAGCATTAGCCTTAGTTCTGTCGTTCTCGTTCTGTGCATTGCGTCGGTTAATGAGCGATTGAAGGTTGCGGTCTTTCTGTGCCAAATCAATCAATGCCTTGCGTGCCGTATAATCACGATTGTTGAGGTTGAGCATGGCCTTGTCATAGACATCTTTTGCCTTTGCTCTGCGTGCCAAATAATCGTCATATCGCTTTGTGTAAGCATCGCTTAAAGGTGTGGCCGTTTTAACGTTTGGGGTGGGGGCATAACCCTTAGCTGCCCCAATCCGTGCAAGGGCCGAAATGCCATCACCTATCGAAGCAATGAGGTTGTTGCGATACTGCCGTTTGCGCTCCTTTCGTTCCTCCTCTTCATTGTACGATGCGTTCAGCCTATCGCGCTCCTTTTGCAGCGTGTCAAGGTAGTCAAGCAACCCACCTGCATACTGCTGCGTGGTGGCAGGAGTGGGCGCGTTTGTGTCGGTGGGTAAACTATCAGTCGTTGGTTGAACAATGGGTTCGCTCGCTGATTGCTCCACCTTGTTTTTATCTTTTTCGTCAGTGTCGGTCATAATGTAGTTCCGTTAATTCGCTTCAAGTATTCATTTGATTGCTGATTGGCAAGTACTTCTGATAAATCTTTCGTCCTTTGCCACGTCTGCATTTCTGCTGGTGTAATTGATGGATCATTCACCTTTGCTTGTTTTTGTGGCTTACTATCAATCGCATTTGCCATTGTGCCTATGGCCGAAATGGCTTGTGCGCCAGTGTCGGCAATGTTCTGTGCGCGTTCCGACTCCATCTCTCCAAGTTCCTTGTTGATAGTCCTGTCCTGATTACGATAACTCTCTTCCACTTGTTCCTTGCGAGCTTCGCCTTGCGCTGCAATGGCACTGGCAGTGTCGCTCATGGCCTTAGCATTAGCCTCTTTGGTGGCAGCAACACTCTCTTCAGTTCCACCCACCACGGCTTGCGTTCCTGCTGCTTCGCGGTTGCGATTGCGAATGGCTTCTTGCGTTTGCCGTAACAAACGTTGTGCATCAGCGCGTTGCGTTGCGTCCTCATTGTAACGTCTGCTGTACCATGCTTCGTTTTCAGCCTTTTCACGTGCCAACTGCTTTTTCTTTTTACGTGCAGCTTGTGCCGATTTTATGCCACTAAAAATAGAACTGCCTATTGCAGTAGCAGCACCAATAATTGCTCCAATCATAAATTCTGTATTTTAAGTTATATTTTGAGCGAATGTACAATGCGGTTTCATAGGTGCTTTTTTATTTCCAACTTTATCTACTAAAATCTATTAGTAGACAACTTAAAACGCTGCAGATAACAAAGAAAAACGCTAACGATAACAAAAAAAAATTTGTTGCCGTTAGCGTTTTCATTTGCTCCTATTACAAAAAATCAACAAGCGTGTATTGCTCTGCGTTAAACTTTGGGTGGTTGTGGTAAATCTTTTTCCATAACCATGGAATCGGGATATATGTATGCCAAGAGTGTCCGTCTAATGGGAGAAATCCTTGTCTACATGGAATCTCATTATACACGTGATATATAGTCCATTTGGGGTGCTTGTGGGCAATGTAAGTGGGAATTAGCAATTGCTCATATAGATTAGGATAGCGAGCTTCAAACCATGCTCTAAAAACTCTGCATAATACAGGGTCTCCTCTCTCCAATGTGAATGAAACATATATCGGTTGTCTAAGGTTACGTGATGCAAAATATATATCGTCTAATATATTATCAAGCGTTTTTTGGCTTGTCCATAGGCCGTGTGCAGCTCTCCATATACCATGCTTATCAATAGCGAATCTTATGTCAAAATATCTACATCCCATATTGATTTGGGATGCGATATCGCGGTCTTGGCATTTCGAAAATGGTGTTACTAACAACGATATTAATCCCTTGCCTTTTTCTCCTGTAGCACTATTGTGCGTACCTATTTTAGGTAGTATACAATCCATGTCTTTATTGTTTTTGAGTGTTACTTTCTTTCTTAGGTGCGAACGAATCGCATTCACGTGATGGCGAAATGCCAAAATCGAAAAGATATTATAACAAAAAAGGGTAGGAAACAATCCTACCTTTTTTATTATCGCTTAATATTCCAAATTGGTTCAGAACCACCACCTACCATGACATCAATGTTGGCACCGTTCTTGTTCGATACGGTCTCAATCCATTTAAGATTGATGAATTGAGATGCGGTTAAGTTCATTTCTTGCATATAAGCCTTGTCGGCCTTAGCCTTTTGTCTTTCAGCTTTTTCACGTGCAACTTGAACTTCGTATTCTCGTTCTTGTGTTTGTTTTGCTTGAACAACCTTTGCAGTTCTGTTCATTTCGCCAAGTTGTTCCTTGTTAGGGGTAGCCTTACCTATGATTACCTCTTTAATAACAACTGGCATTTCTTTCTGTTTTGAAAGTTGCTTGACGTATTCTCGCATTTGCGTAAGAATTTTATTGTCTATTTCGTTCAACACAGAACGATTCGACATTAAATCAAACGGAGAATGTTGCGATATGTGGTCGCGGACAAGGTTACAGAAGTAGTTATACAAGTTTACGTTAAACCAATCAACTCCATAGTTCTTTACAAGGATTGGAGACTTTCCTTTCTCTATTTGTGTGATGATAACGGAGTGAAAGTCAAGTGGTGTGTTATCATCTGAAAACAAATCGTCTAATGTTATCTCATGGCGAACAGGTACGATTTTGATAGGTATAGCATCTGTCGTTAGTGCGCACCATGTTAGTCCAGAAGACACAGGTATATCGTCAACTCCACCATGCCCGAAGAACCAAGGGTGCTTAATAAGCACGGCTTCTTCATCAGCTTCTGGACGAACACCACTGCATGAAGTATTCATTAGCGAGCCTAATGCGATGGCTGCTAAAACAGAAAGTTTAATCTTTTTCATTTTCTTTGTATTGTTTTTTAGTACCTACTAATTTAACGGTCTCTTCATTCAAAGGAAGACATTGTTTAAAAACTCTTTGTGTGAAAGAGCCAAGTTCTTCATCTAAATCACTATAAAAAGCATTTGCTCCCGTGAATAAAAGATTACCTGTTTGAACTGCAATGCGCCAAACTTCGTTACCATTGCGTACTACACATGATTGAAATTTGGTTGGCAAAAATGTATATTCAGCACTGCCAAATATCTTAATGAGGACATCATTCTTATTTTCTCCATTTCCATTGTCAAACAATCCATGCTCGTCTGTTTGAAAGTAAGAGATAACCCCATTATACTTATCAGCAAAAAGTTGATTGCCATACACCTCGTTACATGTCTGAGGTGTAAGAATGTTTTCTGATAGTCATGAAACGTTTTTGCCGTTTCGCTTTAAAAAGCCACCTTTGACGTATCCAGACTTAATACGTCTTGCCAAGTTTAAATCAAATGGCACGATTTTTGAATTTCCTTTTGTCATATCTTGTTTTTATGTAATTAATAAAAGTGTAATCTTTCTCTGTTAAGAAGTCGGGAGCAAATTTTTTTATCTCCTCTAAGTGTGCGTATACGGTACGCGGATAGGCTAATGAACCATCACATCGTCTACGCATATAACTTCTAAGTATCTTCTCTCTGTCCATTACGATAAAAGTTTATTTCTTCGTCTGTTAGTTTATGGTCGGTTTGCGCATACACGATATGTGCAGCTTTATCAGTTTCGTTCATTTGTAAAAATTTTATCACGTTAGTTGGGCTAAGGAAATATATTTGTTCTGTTACATCTTCAAGAACGTCAGCAACCTTACCTTGAAGAGGGAAAGGCTTCGGGAAATGATAGGTTTGTAATCCTAAATCCCTACGAACTGAAAGCATGAACACACGTTCTCTGTTTTGTGGCACACCATAGTCTTTAGCGTTTAGCACTGCCCAATAATTATCATACCCCAAATCATTGCATACTTGTAGTCATTGGTTGAAATGTGGAGCGTTAACCTTGTTGCATAGTGCTTTTACGTTAGCACTTCTCTCGCTGTCTGATAGTTTCTCTGCCTCCACATATCCACAAATAAAACCCTTAAGGCAGGCCTTTGCCATCAGTGGCGTGCAAGTGCGCTGCTCGCCACACTCGTCACAGCGTATTCGGTCTGCAGCCTCACGCGCCCTTTGTTGCGGTGTTCTTTGCATCAGCTAAATTCTTATAATGTTCGATAATGTGCCCAAATTCTCTGTAAGCCTCGCTGCGGCCCTTGTAGAAGCCATGTTCTTTGCCAGCAATGTAAGCCATGTACGCACCACAAACGAACCCAACAGCAGTAGAAATTATCGTTGTCATACCTTGTCCTCCTCTTCTTTGTCCTTAACAAAAAGCTTGTATGCGCGCTTCATCTCAGCGTCAAGGTAGGCTTTCTCCTCCTCCTTGTTCATAAGACCTCGCACATACTTCATATCTCGGTCGTACATCTTCATGGTGTCAGGAATATAGGTCACACTCCTGTATTTTTTCGTATAGAGCATGGCGTGTAAGCACAACTCATCAAGTGCCCAATAGCACTGGTCAAAATCCGTATGGTCAGAGTTCTGTATGGCATTATCAAGCACTGCATACAGATCTTTCAGATACTCTACTAAAAGTCTCGTCATGATTTATTCGTTTGAACTGGTTATAACTAATTCTACATCTGTCATATCGTTTGATGTTTAATCATTATCTGGCAGTCGCGCCCGTTCGGCCTTGTGTAATAGCAAGCCTTGTAGATGTTGCTTTTATCATGCTCAGTATGCGACAGGGCAAAGCGCAAACAAAGCTTGCGCTCCTTGCAGCCTTGCCCGTCACATGATTTAATTTTGCTCATTTTCGTCAAGCTCTTTAATCAACTGCTCGTAGCTCTTTCTTGTACCTACCAATCGTTCGGTCACCTTTGATAGTGGAAGGACGTCTCCCCAAGTGTATTTTTGGCGTCCTGGACCATAAAATAGCACATCACCATCAGTATTCTTTCCAGCACAGGCCAAAACATTCCAAGGTTCATCATCGCAATCTCTCACCAAACAAGGTTGCCATTTCTGCGGCTCAAAGTTGGAGTAGTCCTTGTAGTAGGTGGGCACTTCGAGGTGAAGGTCTTTGAACGTTTTAAAACCGATAGATTCAATTCCTCCTTCTGTAAAAGTATGGATGTGTTCTCCATCGCTACTGTCAACTAATGCAATGATAGGGTATTTTCGACAACCGCATTTCTTATCCCAGCAGATGATGCGTGCTTCGTTTCCGTCACCATTAACTATTCGTCCCTTAACTTCCTTGTCGGTTATCTTCTTCGCCAATTCAAGGTCGAAGGGAATTTTCTTAAATCTTGTTTGTGTCATTGTTGTTTATTTGTAGTTCCTAAAAGATGCTCGTTACCCTCGTAGGGAATGCACTGGTGCCACCATGAGTTAATGCAAACAAAAACGCCCTCCTTATCACCTAAGTGACAAAAAAGGTCACACCCCCATTTTCTATCATCTCTATCTCGCACAAGCACTTTGTCGAATGGCTTGAACTGAGGTTTGGTTTCTTTGTTAGTCGCTCCGAACTTACTCCAATCGCGTTGGTCTTTTGATGGGAAAAGTACACATTCCGCATCGGGATAATCGAGTAAAATCCTACCATCGCTTGTAAAGGATTCTTCTTTTCCATTTTTAGCTTTACAATAAATAGGGTATCTATCACTATATTCATTAACGCAAACCAATTCCACTTCGCCATGGATAGAGCTATAAAGCTTCAACCCTTTCGGGCAAATCTTCAAAATTTCTGCAATATTCATTGTTTCTTGTTTTTATTGTAAGACCTTGGATATTCATTCATTTACTACAATCCAGTCCATTAGCCAACGCTTCTGCTTTTGGGTGGCATGGTGGCAATTTTGTATATAATCGTAATAGTCTACGTATGGGGTACGCTGGATTTCACCAAATCCATAGTTCTCGTCTGCAAAAGCAATGTAATGCACCTTCCCTTTTTTGCCAATGTGGTGTATTTCTATTAGCGTTCCATCGGAATGACACACAATATCACCTTTACTTACCATATTGGGTTCAAGATGAACGCAGAATTGACATCGCAAAAAAGAACTTTGCTTAATAAACGCGTCAAATTCATCGATGGTGTGCTCACCCTCCCAAAATAGGGATGTGAAAGCCCCATATCTTCGTTTATCGTCTACAGACCAAGGTCTGCCATACACAGTCCACTCTCTGTCCAAAAAGCGTTCTTGTGCAATAATTCCATTGGTCATTATCCAATCGTACATGTGATTTTTTAAATTATCCCATGTGTCGCAGTAGTCAGGAAGAGGCAACGTATTCCCCCTTACAAGCAAGGGGGAATATTTACAATCGCCATGTGTCCCGAAATAGAACATTCGTTGTTTCTTTTCCATATTGTTTTTAGCTATGTTACGCTTTTACTTTAATTCCGTAGTACTGGAAGAATAAATCTTCAAATTGTTTTGCTGCGTATAGCGCTGCTTCTTCGCTGTTAAAGCATAAGGGTAAACCACAACTCGTAGTCGCATGCGCACCACGTTCACTCGCAATCGCACAGCGGACACCCGCACTCTCCGTATAAGTCGCATCAGCACAGGAGAGGAGCTGTCTAATAACCTTTCTCTGCTTCACCTCCTCACTCTTGCGCTCCATTTCTTCCTTGGAGTAGAGTATCCAGTAAGGGTAATAGCTCAAGTCATCCTTATCACGCCAAACGCCATTATTCATAGCCTTTTGGATAATCAGCAACTTGTAGAGTGCTTGCGCTTGTCCTTGCGTTTCTCTATCTCCACCCATACTGCCAGTAAGTAGGTGTTCTTTCATGCCCAACTTCTCACAAGCATCTGCAAAGGTTTTGATTTCGTGAAAGTCAAATACTTTGTTATCCATTGTTGTTCGTTTTTTTAGTTATTGTAAAACCTCTTTCTTCTAATTCTTCTATTAGGTAAGAATCATCAAGATTGCTGATAAATCTCTGTTGTTGCTCTTCAGTGCATTCTTCAAATATATTTTCAAGCACTTTTGATTGTTGGTATTCTGAAACAGACTGAATAATGTCGGTATCTTCAATATATGATGTGATTTCTACTTCCATTTTGTTAGTTTATTTGTTAAACTCGTCAGCAAGGATGCTCTCCACGTATTTAACCACGCGTTCGTATTCTCTTCCGCTTTCTTCGCTATCAGCATAAGCTTTCTTTATTAGCTCTTCACCATTGCCATAAAAGCAGCCTACCTTCCACTGCTTATTACTACGTGTCCACGTGAAATATCGTCCACTGCTCCACCAATTTTTGAATACAATGTAATCGCTATTTTTATAGACCTTAGCATCTCCACGGACCTCAGCTTTGCCATAGACCTCAGCATCTCCACGGACCTTAACATAGTCACAGACAAAAGCATTTCCATAGACACCAGCATCTCCACAGACCTCAGCATTGCCACAGACCTCAGAATTGTCATAAACCTCAGCATAGCCACAGACAAAAGCATTGTCATAGACAGAAGCATTGCCACAGACAGAAGCATTGCCAAAGACCTTAGCATTGTTATAAACCTTAGCATAGTCAAATACCTCAGCATTGCCATAGACAGAAGCATTGCCACAGACAGAAGCATTGCCACAGACTTTAGCATTGTTATAAACCTTAGCATAGTCAAATACCTCAGCATTGCCATAGACTTTAGCATTACCATAGACCTTAGCATTGCCATAGACCCAAGCGTTACAAAGTTGTGAGAGATTATTCTCGGATTGCACGAACCCTCCTTTATCGCCAGTCTTCACATCAGAAAAATCCATTAAAGCTTCAATTCGATAAAGTGTAATTCCGAAGTGTACAATCGTTTCATTCGTTAATTTGTACTTTTTCATTTTGATAGATGATTTCTTTTGTAATTATTAATTTGCTGAATGTCGCTCTCTGTGAGTATTGAGCTATCGTAAGCATCAATCTCGTAAAGGTGCGCTGCAACGGTACGCGGAAACATTAGCTTACCGTCACATTTGCGCCTTGTCCATACACTAACCTTGCTTGATATTGTAGTCATGTTCTGCAATCATCTTTTCAAGTTGTTCTCTGTTATGCTCGGTAATGGCTTCGTATCTTCGGCCATCGTCATAGCCATCGGCACGGCCCTTCGCGTAACCGTCACGATAGCCTTCTTTATGGCCGCGCTCACGGCCTATTGTGTAGCCTTCTTTCCAACGCGATTGTCGAAGGCGCGCCACTTCATCGGCCATTGCCTCTTCGGCTCGGTAGCGGCCGAGCTTATACGTGAACCGTAGCACGACATATAGGGCCGTGCAATAAACAAGGGCGTAAAAAAGAATAGTCAGTACGTCTTTTAACATGGGTATCATCGTTTATTGTTCTTTTTGCAGTTCGTCTAAAAGGTTCTCTGCGCAAGCCTTCGCCCACCATAAATCCTCATCGTTCGTATTACTTGCTGAGAACCTTCGAATTGTCAGCCAGCACAACCATGCTTTTTTGACTTGTACTGCATAGACATTCGTGAATAAACCTTCGTATTCTTTAATTCTAAATTCATTCATGTCGTTCATTGTTTGTTTTATAGTAGTTATAGTTTGTTGTGTGAAAGTTTCTCGTAAATGTGTACTTCTGATTTCATGCGCTTTAAGAAGTTGCGCACCATTTGTTGCCGTTCGTCCTTGTCTCCTACGCGGTCAACCATTAGTAGTAAGACATCTGCAAAGAAGTCGCTATCTTCGCAAGCGGTTTCAACATTTGGCACGTTATACATCTGTTGCGATACTTCTTGCCATGCTCTACGCGCTAAACGTGTCTGCTCTACAGCTCGTTTCCACTTCTGCTTTTCTTCGCGTTTAAAATCCATGCCTAAACTTCTGACACGGCTATAAGCGTCTAACAAAAATGTGTCTGTTACATCAGCCATGAGAAACGCAACATTGGTAAGAATGCGCAACTCATTAGGAATCTGATTAGTGGGTGCTAATTGCTCTTTCATAATAGTTACTTATTACCTGTAGAACCCAATCCGCCTTTATCCCTTTCGGAAATAGCGAAATCGTTAGTTACTTCAAAGTATTCTACTTCGGGTATCGGCATAATAACGGCTTGTGCTATGCGTTCGCCAACGTTATATTCGCAATTCAAACCTTTCATCACAACGTGTACTTCGCCATGATAACCGCTATCAATCACGGCCACGCAATTTGCTTGTAATGCTCCATTCTTAAAGCATGATGAGCGCGGATAAATAAACATTGCAAAACCTCGTGGAATATCGAAGGCAAGGCCAGTGCCGTAAATGGTTGCACTGTGTGCGCGGTCAAGCGTTTTGCTTGTTGCATAAAGGTCGAAGCCAGCATCTTGTACGTGTTGTTGTTCTGGTAGCTTTGCTTCTGGAATAAGTTTTTTAGTTGGGATTATCATTTTATGAGAATAATTTAGGGTGAATAACTTTAAGAACTTTGTCTTTTGTTTCTTATTTTTAGAAAGCTTCTATTTTCGCACTCTTGTAGGAGTGGTAAATCTTCTGTTAGGATTGCAGTTGGTGTTTCGCCACCTACATTAACGTACTCAGGATTGATGCCGAAACGATTGCAAATTTTGTGACGCGTGGCTCGATTGCATTTCCAAAAGATTGTAACTTTCGTGTATTTCATCTGAAAGGGTGAAAGGTGAAACCTACCTTGCGTGCATTGTTTTCAACTTCAAGATTTCGTTTCGTGTCATCTGTGTAATAGAACACAAGAGTATATTTTGCAGTTTCGGGTATATAATGCCTTCGCTTCATTGCTGTACGATACCATTTTCGTTTGGCGCTATAAGGCTCACGAAATCGAATCTTTGTTCTTTGGCTATCACCATTCAGCAACCTTATGTATTCCATTCGTCTTGTTCTTCTAACCTTTTCTTGTATTGTCTGCATCATTTCCTGCCACTTTTTCGTTTTATGAAAAGTTCTGCCTCCAGCAAGGAATTTTTCAAAATCACTTTGTGACACGCATTTTGCAGCATGTCGGCAACATTGACTGATATATGCAGCATCTTTCTTTATTCCCAATGTCTGTGCAAATTTTACTACCGCTCTCTTTGAGCAACCTAAATTCTGAGCTATTGTATCGTTATCTGTTATTGGGAAATACTTTCTGAAATACGCTTCGCCCTGTTGGGTTAAGACAAATCTTTTGTAGGGGTTGTCATCCGTTATGTAGAGTTTGTTGAATTTATTCATTTTTCTGCTTAAAAATGTACCCTAACTTCGTATAGGTTTTTTCTGTTTTTGTCGAACGTTTTGTTTCGTTGTTGTAGTAGATTATATTGCTATTACAATCAGTTTCGTACCCTTTAAGGCGCAAATAATAAAGCCTACGCGCTTTTTGCCTACATTCGCGAGGAGACATCAATGTGAGAATTTTTCTCGTTTTACGTGGCAAGTTATACTTGATTCTCAACTTTTCAAGTTTCACCATATTGCGAATGCTTTGCTTCATGCGTTCCTTTGCCGTTTCTGTATGCAAGTGTTTCGCATTTCGCTTACCTTGTTGGCTCTTGATATGCATAAGTAAATCTTCGTTTTTTTTTAATTTTAGTTTTGCCGCTTTATTGCGTATCGCGTGAGCTGGCATATCAAGCAAAATGACAAGTTCTTCCATTGTACATTCTGGATAGCATCTTATCAATGCTTGTTCTTGTTCTTTTGTCCAATTCATTTTTTTGCGTTTTAGGCGTTCATTTTTGTTTAACCTTATAACTTATGCGTATGCAACATGAAATTGCGTTAGGCTTAAAATAAAGGCAGTTTTACGCGTTGTTTTGCATTTGTTTCCATTCTTGAATTGACAAGCCTTGTTCGAAATAAGGTTTATATCGTTTCCATTCTTCGATATTCATCGTTTCGGCACTTTCTCGTTCTTTTGCTTCTGCTTGTCTTTTTCGCTCTTGCTCTTCTGTTTCGTGTTGTTCGATTATTTTCGCTCTATCGCGCAGAAACATTCTGAGTGAAGATGTTATTACAAGTGGGTCAACCGCGCCATAAAAACGCTCGTACCTTCCTCCTTTGATGTAAGCGAAAAAAAGAAGTATCTCTGACATTTTTAGATAGAAGAAATCCGAAAGAATAACTCTTGCAGTATCTACAATTTGAAATGTAGTGAGTTTATTTTTAACCCCTGTATATTCCGAAAAATCTTTGATCTGTATTGCAAGCCACAATTCAGCTTTGTTGTTTCCAAATATGCGTTTAAAATCAACAAGCGTTGGACTATTACCTGTAACACAACGTTCTTTCTGTATCGCACATGTCGCTTGCATACTGGGGTTATAACTCGTCATAAGTTGTTCAGCCGTCTTGTACTGAGAAAGGAAGTTCATCTGTTTGGTTGTCAGAGAACATTTTTTTTCTTGCGTATTCGGCAAATTCTGCATCGCGTTGTGCGCGAGTAGTTGATTGTCGTGTTGTCGCACAGCATTCTCTATTGTCATAATTTCCTTCATATATTTTTTGAAAGTTTCTTGGTTTGAAAATCCATGTGAATGTCGCAAAGAACCCTCTGTCGTTGTCTCCGTTCAAAAACCGACTACCTGCAGCCTTAATGATAACCTCTTTTATCGCTTCTTCTCCAAACTCTTTTCTTCGTGCAAGAATAGTTGACATTCTATCCTTTTGCAATTTCTTTATCTGAGGTATTTGCTTGCCTTGAACACTTTGATTGAAGAATAATGCAATAGCCATGCAGTATTCACGATTTTTTCTTTCTTCGTCTGAACGATAGTTTTCTACTTTGACTGGAACGTCAACGGCTCCCGTTGACAAAGGTTCTGAACGTAGTGAAGAACCTTCTTCTTTATAATCTTCTTTTATTTCTTTTTCTTTTATTTCTTTTCCTTTTATTGCATTGCTTTTGCATTCTATTTGCATTGCATTTGCATCATTATTTTGTTCATTTGCATTGCATTTGCATTGCTTTTGCATCGCATTTGCATCGTTCTTCTTGTTTGATTTCCAACGCTTTTCTGCAGCCTTCCGTCTAATGTCAGATATTTCGTTGATAATTCCGAGCCGTCTCCTTACAGACCGCGACCAAAAGAATTTTTTGTTGCATTCGAATAAATCCATTTTGCATACGATATTTTTAAGCATTTCCTCGTCTACATGTAAGGTGTAAGCAATACTGGATATTGATGTGATTGGTAGTGTTCCGTCTTGTTCATACAACATCTCAACAATACACCAAAATGCTCCTATTCCAGCGAGTCCATACTTTATCATCAATGCTTGCAGTTTTGGGTCGTTTCTCGCATTGTAGTCATGCTGGAAATAATATGTCTTCTTCATTATTCGATAGTATAGCGTGAGATTGTTTCCCTGATAGATTGCAGGGCTGTAATTATGTCAACGTTAAGACTTGCAGCGTCAATCATTGGCGTGCCATCTATCGCAACATACATTTTGTTGTCGTACTCTTTAACCTGCACCCTCTCGGATAATTGCTTGCACAAGTGGTCGTTTTTGCGCTCTATATTGCGCTTTCTGCGTTTCTCGAACGCGTGTCTGATATTGTCTATATACATCATAGTTCACGCTGTTTTAACAATTCCTCAATCTGTGAGCGCATGACCAGTACATTGCGCCCAACCTGAGAACATTGAATGTTGAATTTCTTGCGGTAGCTTACCCATGTGTTCGGAGTTATGCCGAGCATTTTGCAAGCCTCCTTTGTCCCTATCCACTCGTCTTGTGGCTTAAGACGTTCTTCAACTCGTTCAAGTATTGATACAACACGCTGCCAGTCTTCCAGCGGTATTGATACGAATGTCTGTGTCATGGCTCATTGATTATTAGTTTGCATTCATCATTTTATCAACAAGGCTGCAAACGTATTTGTCCGCTTTTATTACCTTGTCATTCAGCTCTCGTATAACGTCTTCGTCACGCAAAATCTCGAGCGAATACAATGGCTTTCTCATAAATGGGTTGTACACTACGAAGTACGTTTTAGTTGCTCCTGTGACAGCCATGTGAGCGAAGCATTGCCAGTAGTAGTTCGCTTCTGCTTTCTTCAGTCCAGCAAGTTTTTCCTCGTAAGTGTCTTGTGTGAATACATTCTTGACGAACTTGATGAAATTTTGCGCTAACGGGCATTTAATCTCAATCGCGTAGAAGGCTTTTGCTTCGTTGTCGTAGTACATTCTGTCAGGCGAGCTTGAGAAGTTCGGCAGACTATCGCTCTTGACTGATGGTGGCTCGTCTAACTCAATCGGTGTGTTAGAACCATCGCCATACTTCTTGTTGTAGGTCTTAGCGAATAGGTGTGCTGCTTCACCTTCCATTGTGTGTCCCCAATCAAGTATTTTGCTATGTACTTCTGTGATTGATAAGTACTCACTGAAAAGGTCGTCGTTTTGCACAACGATAGGATTTAATGTGCGCTCAAATGCAATTACATTCAGGTAAGATTGAGCAGTTGTTGTCCACTCTTCTGATTTACTTCGCGGTGTACCCATAATGTTGCCAACCGCACTACCTGTTATATAGCCCAATCGCGAGCGATACCATTCTATGTTATTCTGATTGTTGTTGTCGTACATCGTTATTCGTTTTAAAGTCATGTATTGCAATTCTGTTACCACTTCGTATTATAGTTGGTAAAACAGTCTGTAAATATGATTTTGGAATACTAACTGCCTTAGTAAAACCTTTATCACTTGTATGGGTCTCGATGTTGTCCAGCACTTGTGCAACGGTTTCGGCATCTTGTTCGTATGCCTCATAATAAGCGCCATAGTTAACAAGTAATATTACTTCGTTATGTTCCTTTTTTAGCATTTGCCATTCTTCTATTCCGAATGACTTTTGCTCTTTTTGTTCTTGCTTTTCTATTTGTTGCGCCTTTTGCGCTTGTTCAGCAACCGCTGTCAATGAAGGCCGTCCAATTTCGTCTGTCGGTACATCAACAACTTGCTTGGGATTTTCGCGTACCTCAACAACTTCTGCATATTGGTCGTTGATTTCTTCTGTTGTCATCAGTCCCATGCTGATTTCTGGACAATACACGCGTTGCCAGAATGCAGCAGCTCTGTATCGTAACATTTGACTTGGCATTGTTAGCCACTTGCTACCTGTCTTTGTGGTCCAGCCTTCTGCTTTTGCCATTTTCATGGTAATCCAATCACCGCAAAGTGGTTCTTTGTGTTTCGTGTCTGCTGCTTCATAAGCAATTGCACGACAACCATATTCATCTGTGCCTTCTTCGCCTTTAAATTCGTAACGCAATGGCGAAAAACGTTTGCTCGCGTTGATACACGCAATCAAAAACTTGCTACTGAATGAGGGTTGCCCATGTACGATATACAAGTTCTGCATCACCATGAGTGGATTAGCTTGCATACGTGTTGCCATCTCAAGTGCAATCGTGCAGTTAGCGATTACTGATTGTGCATCAAGTGGCTGCTTGTTCTTAAACTTGTAAGAGTCGGGGATAAAAGAAGAAACAGCATACATACGTGCAATTCGCATAGTAGCTTCGAATTGCTTAACTTGCTGCCCGATAGGAGTTAAATCAAAATCGGCCTCTCTTTTAATTTGCAGGAGCTTTATTTCTTGCTCTTGCTGTGTTGTTTGTACTACAGGATTGTCCATTTTGTTTTGTTTTTTTGAGTGGTTAATACATTTGTGCCAACCGAAGGAATCGAACCCTCGAACGCGATAAATAAGCAACATTACTAACTTTAAACTCAATCATGGATTTTGCGTTGAACCTTCGTTGACTTTTGCCCCTTTTGGAGCAATGGATTACAACTTTATTTCAATTTCGATGCATTCTCCAATTTTGAGAAGATTGTTATCAAACATGCTTGTCAATTCGTAATTTGTGTAAGCCGTTTTAGGATAAAATTCACTCGTTTTTTTATCCCAAATGGGTTTACTATCAAACAAGAACATGCCGCCAGTATCTTTTGCTAAGAATAGTTTCATATTTCCATTGTTTGTTGTTTGCTTTTAGTTTTGTAAATGCCATGTCTTGTTAAGATTTGGCGCACTCCTTGACCTGTTATGCCTTGTCTGTCGGCAACGTACACCATGCATCGCCATGCCGATACTTCTGGGTGTTCCTTCTTAACAGAAAGATATTCATTGATAACCTTTTTATGCATGGCTTCTGTCTTCAGTTGATTATCCGTTTTTAATCTTGCACTCATAA